GGGAAACAATGGCAGACACGATTACGGTCAGCTTGATCGACGCAGACGCTTGGGAAGACGTATCGCCGCGGCAGTTCAAGGCGATCGGCGAGCGCTTCCTGCACGAACGTCAACGGCGAATCGAGGAGCTCTTGAGGCTCCAGCCAAATCTGACGAAGCCACCGAGGCAAGACGACGAGGACAAGGCCGAGGAGAAGCGCGGGCGCGGTCGTCCACCTGGCTCCAAGACGCAGGACGTCGACTACGACAAGCTGCACGCGCAACGTCTCGAGCAGATGGCGCAAGCGAATGGGAGCGCGCAATGAGCAACGCTCTCCGCAACATGACAACGCCGCGTCATCCGTTCGTGATGACTCAGGCGCAGCTCTACCACGAGCGCATCCTCACCTGGATCGGGCGGCAGGAAGCGCCGGTATCGCTGCTCACCATATCGACGAAGACCGGCGTCTCTCAGAAGATGACGCGCAGGACGCTGATGGCTCTCGTCGAAGAGCAGCGAATCTCGGTCGTCGGACGCAACGCGAGTGGCAAGATGTACAAGATTCGCAGTATGTAAGTGCCCCCGCCGCTCCCGCAAGCTCCGCTCCGGGGGCCGGCGGCATAACACGGGAAGGGGAGGTCGGTTGAGTTTGTCGCCGACCACCCTTCTCGTTCCGACCATCGATCGTTGGAAGCTGCTCACGAGATTGACGCCTTCGCCCGACGCGCACGCTGGAGTTTCCCACTTTGTTTTCTCCAGTACGCGCGCGGTTCTCGTGAGCAGCTTCGACCGATTCGCTGGAAATACTCGGGAAATACACGCATGGACGACGTCAGAAATGCATGGGCAGCGCTGTCTATTTTCCACGACCTTTTCCACCTGCCGTGGGCGCTACTCGCGAGCAAATACCCGAGCAGCGCGCCGACGTGGGTGGCGATGAGCTGGATGCTGTGGTGCGCGCTGTGGACGTGGGTCGCGTCGGTGGTCTTTGCCGGCCTGCGCGCGCAACGACGTTGGCTCCAGTCGTTCGGGAAGCTGGGCATGCGCTCGATGTACGTGCGCATGCCTGACGGGCAATACCTGCATCCGAGGCACGACGTCGTGGGAAAGTTAGCGCGCGTGCCGGGCCACTACGAGAGCGACCCGCCTCGCCTCGAGTGGATTCCCTGCCCGCCGCCCGACCACAAGCCCGCGATCAACAAGGCGCGAGTGAAGGCGACGCCGAAGACCGCTTCATAGCTTTGCGCCAATCGCACGGAGGAAGTCATTGTACTCGGCCGCCGTCATCGCCTGGCGTTGCTCGATCGGCGTGCCATCCACTGTTGCTTTCAACGGGTCGTAGCGGGTGTCGATGTACTGGTACGGGATGTTGGCCAAGTTCGTCGTGTCCAGCATTCGCTGCATGGCCTCTTGCTGCTGGCGCGCGCGCACGGTCGGGTCGTACACGGTGACGCTGCTCCCATACTTCATGAACACCGCCCCGATGGGAAGCTCGGGCTTTGGCGGAACTGGCAGCGGCTTGGGTTGACGCGCCAGCTTCTCGGCGTGCTTGCGCCTTCGACGACGAGACCACCAAAGCCGAGCGCATCGGTACGCTAGGTATGCGCGATCAACGGTCTCGTCGCTGATCACGGCTCGTCCCTCAGCGCCAGCTCGACCGCGTTCGCCGATGCCGCGAGAATGCTAGCAAGCTCTTGCTGTCCTGCTGCGCTGCAACGACCTGCGGTACGACGCAGGTTTTCGACCTCTACCTCGACGCGCTCGATTTTGGTCTGAAGTTCACGCAGGTCGGGATCGCGTTCGCACTTCTTCCGCAGATATTCTCTGCGACTTGCTTTTTTCCATTCATCTGGCGTGATCGACTCGATGGTTTCCACGCTAACCCCAGTCTGCGCGGACAGCATCTCGTACAGCTTTCGACGAACTGCAGCGTCTTGCTCCTCTCTGCTGGTCATGAATGCTCCTCGGCGTAGCCCTTGAAGTTGTCGATGAGCGCGGCGCGCTGCGTGACTAGCTCGGCGTTCTCCATCTCGAGCTCGCGGATGCGCTGGGTCAGAAGTTTGCAATGGACGACGATGGCGCGAATGGCAAACGTGCAGTCTGGGCAATCTGGATAGCCATCGTGAGCACGCGAGTACCTCAACGTGCCGGCGTCCATCGCGGCAATCATGTCGTCCCAGGTGTTCACGAGCTTTGTCATCGCGTCCTCTCCACCTCAGGCGCCAACGCATCGATCAATGCGATCGCTTTGGCGACAATCTTGCGGCTCTCCTGCGCAAACCTCTGTGCGTGTAACTTGCGACACGGAGCGCACAATCCAGATGCGTGCCCAGTGCGTATGTGCCAGCACGACGCGCACCAGGTCTTCTCAGTCGTCATCGCGTCTTCTCCAGCTCGCGCAGGGCGATTACCGCAGCGTACAGCTGCGCATTGAACAGCGTGGCACCTGGCGAGCGAATCGCTGCGCCGGACGGGTCTGCCAGGTACGCATCGCACACGCGGGCCTTCGCTTCGAGCAGAAGCACGCTCCTCGCTGTTGTCGACAGTTCGTGCAGCCGTTTGTCGACGCAGTAGGTGTCGACAGCTTCGAGCAGCTTGGCGCGCTCGCGGGCAGCGCCAGTCGGCGAGCGCAGCATCTTGTATTCGTGCACGGCGGCGAAGAGCTTGTTGGCGGCGTCGGTCATTTTACGCCCCACAACCGAACGGCCTTGCGCTCGTCCGCTCGACCAGCCTGGTACGCCTCGGCGATGAGCTCCGAGACGTAGGCATCGACGGCACTTGCTCGAGGCCCGCGCCCGTGCCCGGTGTGGATGGCGACGAATGCCCCGTCATCGACCCATGCGCTGATCAGCTCCCAGAACTTCGCTTTATGCTCTTCGGTCATGGCTCGATCCCCATCTCCAGGTTCTGGCCGTGGCGCTTGTTGTCGAGCCAGCGCTCTTCGGTCTCTGTAGTGTTGAGCATGGACATCAACTCGCCCCACTCGGACGGGTAACCCTCGGCGCCGAGGCTCCACTGATAGACGTTGTCCAGCAGCTCGATTTGTCGCTCAGTCATCGTGTCGTCCCTTCTCGTGTCGTTTCACATTGGCCTGTGAAGCCTCGTCGCGGCATGTCTGCCCGCACGTAGGGCAGCGCGGATACTCGGCTGGACGCCCACGCGTCGAGCCTTTGGCCAGCGCCTTGCTCACGTGCTGCACCCAGCAGGGCGATGGCAGCCTACCCTCACGCTCGGCCCTCACGGCGTCCAGTTCGGTGAGGCGTTTGGCCGTGGCCTGACGCCAGGCCAGCTGTTCCTCGGGCGTCAGCGAGGCGTACGCAGCCTTGGCAGCGCGCTTGCGGATGTCGTCAGCGCGTGTCAAGACGCGTCACCGTCTGGCTTGTAGCAACGCACTAGTTCGTCGACTGTTGCCGCTCGGCCGTAGGCTTTCGCAAGCTCGTCCTGCAAGTTGTAGAGCGGCGTCATATTGCTTTCTGGATGGAAGCCCAAGACCACTGACGCCTCGTAGGCGGGCCGGCGGTAATCCCGCATCCAGTCGTCCTGCGCGCTTAGAATGTCCATCAGGTGCTGCCCGCGCTCATGCATCTCCCGGATGTCTGGCCTGTGCTCTGGGACGCTCTTTTGCGAGCACTCGCTCATCAGCCACGCAAGCGCTGTCGCTACTCTTCCGGTCATGTCGTCACCTGCTCGATCTCCAGCAGCTCGTCTATTGCCGACAGCTGTGCACTGATGTCGCCGCGCATCCCGCTGTCACGCAAAACCGACCAGGCCTTGCGCACTTTTAGCAACGTCCACAGCGCGTCTTCGGCCGTAGCGCACGCGTCCTTCACGTCGGGAATATTGCTGTGCTTTGCGGCTATTCGCAGATGCACGATTGCTTCTTCGAATGCGCTTACCGTGTCGCGTCGTGCTTTGTCGGTCATGGTGTCTTCCCTTTCGTGTCGTTCGCTGTCGAGTCGTTTATGCGCTGGGTCGTGACGGGTGTCAACACGAGTTTTGTGGAAAAGAGGTTGAGTGGTGTTGTGCTAGGTTACGGCCATGAGCTACTCCGACCTTGACCCAAAGACGCAGCACGACATCGACCTGCTCGATAAGCACATCAACCTGGGCGAGCCGAGCACGGGCGCGATGCGTCATGCGTGGCTGCGCGTCCGCTCGCTCGCCGAGAAGTCCGCCGAGGTGCTCGAGGTAGACGATGCCGCCGCGAAGATTGTGGCCGCTCGCTCTGCCCTCTTCGACCTCTGGTACCTGCGCCGCGACCCGATCGCCGAAGGCTGCGCGCCCGAGCCCGACTGGGATTACGTGTTCCGCCTCTGCATCCACACCATCAGTCACGCGATTGGCGACGACCAGTACGGCGCCATCCCGGCCTTGCCGCCGACTGCCGATGACGACATGTAACCTTGGCAGTCGTGAAAGCGTCCGGCCTCACGGGGCCAGGGCGAGTGCGAGTGTCTCCAGGTACGTGTCGACCGCTCGTTGAGCTGTCCGTGCACGCCGAGCTTCCAGTGCGATCAGCGCGCGCTCCGAGCGGTAAGCGCTGCCCATGAACGCACGGAACATCGCGGCTGCGGTGAGTGGGTACGTCTCGCTCCTGGCGATCGATGCCTGCAAGCGTAGGCACAAGACGCTGCTCTCGATGGCGTGCTCGAGGTGCGTCATTGCGTCTCCAGCCAGTAGCGAGCGTTGGCGTCGCAGTCCTCGGCAGCAGCCTCGATGCGATCCGCTTCGAGCGGGTAGCCCTCGCCGCGACGCTTTGCAGCCTCGCTCTTGAGGCGTGCGCTCTCCCGTTGCTCCACACGCGCTAGCAGTTCTCGACCTTGTTTTGATGTCATCGTGTTTCCCCGTTCGTGGTCTCATCAGTGCAGGCGTCACCTGCAGACGGGCTAGGCCCGTTTCGACCTGTCAGGTTGACGATTCAACCTGTCCAATGCGGACCGTGGTCACGTTCTTCGTCGAGCCAGGGGTCTTTGTTGGCCATGAGATCTTCGATCGCTTTCGCAGATTCGCACACGTCGCGAATGAACCAGCCGCGATCTCGTCCGTGCCTACCGCTCTGGTCCCAGGGTAGCCACAGTGCGTTGTCGAGCAACGCCTGCTTGTGTAGATTGAAGAGATATTCGCGTCGGGTCATTCGTCCTCCGTCGTGCTGACGACAGATATGTAGCGCCGTGCTTTGCTGACTGCAACATCTTTTCGTCGAAAAGCGTGTTGAGCACATTCAACGTGGCTCAATCTCTTTTTGTAGTAATGCGTGTTGACATGTCTCCGGCGCGGTGCATAACTAGAGCACTCGACGCGAAAGAAGGGTTAGAGATGTGCAGACGTTCTATCTCGGCGCTCATCGATACAACTGGGCATGCGACGGGCTGACCGACCAGTCGCTGTTCATCTCTGACCGCACGTTGCGTCGTCGTGTGACTCCGTTCGCGCCGGCAGTTACGCGATGGGCGCTAGATAGCGGCGGCTTCACCGAGCTCTCGCAGAACCGATTGTGGACGGTTTCGCCTGCCGAGTACGCGCAACGTGTACGGCGCTACCAGCGCGAGCTTGGACTGATGGACTTCGCGGCGCAGCAAGACTGGATGTGCGAACCCGAGATGCTTGCGCACAATGGCCTATCGGTCGTGACCCATCAGTCGTGGACGATCACCAACTACCTTGAGCTCCGCGAGCTCGCGCCGGAGGTGCCGTGGGCACCGACGGTGCAGGGGTGGAGCCTTGGTGACTACTGGCGCCACGTTGAGGAGTGGTACCGACGAGGTGTTGAGCTGCACGCGCTGCCTGTTGTCTGCGTGGGGTCGGTGTGCCGCCGAGAGAATCCGGCTTCGGCCGCTAACATCTTGTCTTCGCTCGCGGCTGATGGACTCTCGCTCCATGCGTTCGGGGTCAAAGCTGAAGTGCTGGCGTTATGCCATGAGCAGATTCAGAGTTCTGACTCGATGGCCTGGTCAACGCACATGCGAGCCGAGCGTAATGCCGCAAAGAAAGCCGGGTTGCCGTACAAGCACCTCGACCCGAACAGCCTCACGTGCGGTCTGCAGTGGGTGGATAAGACAATCAATCGCGCCCGCGGCATCGGGCAGGTTGAGACGGATTGCCAAGACGAAACGGGTCAGCTTGAGATGTTCGAGGCTGCGTGCTGAGTGCTGCTAGGGGCACACGGCTGCGTCACAATCATTCATGGCAACGCAGCCGCCACCACCTCCGCCAAGACGCCCGCGAGTCGTCACGCTGCAGCCGGGAGCAGCATCACGCGCGGAGGCGAGGCTAGCCGCTCAGATGGCTGGAAAGGCGCCTCCCGTGTACGGCCGCGCGCCTACGCTCATGACGCCCGCAGAGCTCAAGGCGAGGCGAGAGCGACTAGCGACCAACCCGCTCGCGCCCAGTCCAAGCCCTAGCCCGCTATCCACAAACACGACCACGACCAGCGCCACCCACCTCACGCAGCGCACGACGCTGCAAGGCTTGGGGGCTACGGGGGCTGCTACGACGTCGCCGAGCCCAACAGCGACCGAGCGGGTGACATGGTGGCGTCGTAGGGCGTACCTGCCCGTCGAGCTGTACATCGCGATCTTGACGCTGGTGATCTCGGCGGTGAACCTGGGCGCCATCGTTTGGCTGGTGATGCGAATGCGAGCGATGCAGTGAAAGAGCCAGTTGTGACCTATCAGCCTGTTCGCTTCGGGCTTTCGAAAGCTCAGCGCAAGGAAGCCAAGCGGCGAGCGAATGACCGGGCGATGCTCGCGGCTGGATTGCGACCGCCGACGCGGAACGCACCGCCGCCACCAGCGTCGATCACGCTAGCGACGGTGATTAGGCCAGCACCGCAGGCACCACGAGACTGGCCAGAGCTCGCAGAGTTCGAGGCAGCAGTCGACTCTATGCTTGATGCCAAAGACCTCTCCGGCTTCGACAAGCTCTGCAGAACGTACGCTGACGCGTTCTTAGGGCGAAAGTCCCGACGCGGCGACCGACAGGGCGCGTCGTCTCCGGCTAAGCCTCGCGTGCTCGAGGACTGGGAATGCTGACTACCGAAAGCACTCGCCTCGCGAGCCGCGGGACGGCAAGCGAGCACGGCTGTCCAATCCTCATAGACCTCTCTGCGTCGTGGCAGTCGATCCGGAAGGTGGTGCCCATGCTCCACGGGGGTAGAACAGACTACCCAGTCAGTGCTTGGTAGGGCCTGCCGCTTACGCCGTCGTTCTGCTAGCTCCAGCAGTACTTGGCTGTTCGCGGCCCTTGACCCTGCCGGTGTTCGTACACGCTCACATGGCGTCCACGGTACTCGGCGATCTCCATCCGCGGCGGGTGTTCCCAAGGGTCTGTCTATCTGGACCCTCGCGAGCTATCCGAGGCTCGCCACCACTCACCCAGCTTACATGGCCGTAGCCAGCGGTAATCCCAACGGACAGGGACGGTGAGCTGCACAGGGAGCGAGGGCACACGCCTCTTCTCGCTCACTATCTAGTCCGCTTATGAAGCAGCCGTCAGCAGCAGGCAAGAACTTTCGGACGTGACATTAGTCACACAATAACCAGTGCATTAGCTTAAAGTTAATTAGTGCCAACTGTCACAACATCATGAGTGTTGACAGTGCATCTATACGTGTCATCTCTCGCTCGCCGTCATGTGCGACTGACCCTCGAACGTGTCTGACTCGAAGCCCCGACCAGCCCAGCAACGCGCGTCTCGCAGTCACGCAGCGGGTGAGGTCGGGGCCTTCCCTTTCCGATTTTGGTGGCTAGACACAAGACTTGCTGTACGCTTCGCGAGCAGTGAGGCGTAAAAGCCAACGCGTGCGCCTGGCAGATGACGAACAGATGAGGCTGAGACAACTCGCCGCGAAGATCGGTCTCGCTCCACTGGCAGAGCGCGCTCGGGTGTCTCGACTGGTGATCGGCTCAGCGATGGACGGCTTGCCGCTGTTCCCTGAGTCGGCACGACGCATCCGCGCGTACCTGTCAGCGCTCGAGGCGCCACATCCATCCGAGGTGGACTGATGACTACTGTTGATGAAGCTAAGGCAGCGATCGCGGACTTTACGGACCGGCCCGGAAGCGGTTACGGATGTCCGGGGTGTATAGAGGTTTCGTACCGAGAATCGTATGTGATGGACCCGCCGCCTTCGCAGGCCACTGGGTGGCATCACCAGCCGGACCGAGCTGGCTGGATCAAAAAGTGTCCAGCTACTCTAGCCGAACGTCCGTACGCATGGATTGCGGAGATTCAGCCGGAAAAGCTCGCTGAGTTTATGACGGCTCATCAGGATCCATTTGCGCTTGATGAACTCAAGGAACTGCTGTGACCACCCGCGTCTTCACCGTGCTTCTCTTCCTGGCTCTCACCGGCTGCGAGTCGTGCGACAAGCCTGTCGAGCCACCGCATTGCGAGCCGCCAACGCCTCCACCTTGGGTGACAGACGACGCTGGCGATGACGCAGGCACACCGGAGCACCGCGAGCTCATCGAGCTTCTCAGGCAGCGTCCCGTGCGTACTGGGCACCAGTGCGACCGCAGGCGCGACCCGGCGTGCAAGGCAGCCAGCCGCTCGCAGCGGCGTCACAGCGGCGTGCGCAGGGTGGTCGGCTGCTGATGACCATCCGCCAGCAGCTCGTGGTGTTTAGCGTCGGCCTGACGCTGCTAGCAGTCGCGAGCGCGCTGGCGTCACTTCAGCATTGCGTGCTGGACGTGGTGCCGATTCACGACTCGACGTTCGATGACAGTGATGCGGGGAGCGAGACATGACAGCGAAATGGCTACCAGCCGGCATGAACGCAGGCAGCGTGAGCACGTACAACGATGTGATGCGCTTGGTTACGCCTAGCGCACTGCCGGAGACTCCAGAGTGGCTGCGGCGATTGGAGGCCAACGAAGACTTTCAGGAGTTCTTGCGAACGCTGCGCGGCACTCCACCCGAGTTTTTGAATGCCATGTCAGTGGTAAAAGTTTTCACTAACTTCGCCATGGCGGCCGTGCATTTCGGAGCGCTCGTTGATTCTGCCCGTCACGTGATCGAAGCCAATAGCCGAGAACGAGGCAAAGCATGACTGACAAGTGCGAGTGCGAGCTGTGCCGGCGTCGTGAGTTGCATCCGGAGTTGACGCCGACGTCTGTCGATCGCGTGGACGGCGCGCGCGGCAAGCCGGTTGTCCGATGCACGAAATGCGATTGGGCGATTATCGGCGGCGTTGGATACGGGGTCGACGGTCACTGCTACGAGTGCACGGAGAAGCAGATCGAGGAGTTCACCGAGTTCGCTGCCGACGGCATGTCGCTGGACGACTCTGAGCTCTCGGCGAAGTCGTGGGAGGGGCCGGCGTTCTCCGACAAGTGGGCGCGTATGGCGCTCGACGCAATCGGCGACAAATGGCTGACTTACGTTGCTCCCGAAGCTCTCGCTCCGAGCGATTATGCCCAGCGCGCGTTCGACAACACGACCAACCTGGAGATGATCGATCCAGCGACTAAGGCTGAATGGAAGCGGCGCCTGGCTGAGTCTGCAGAGCTCGTCCCCGCCGACGACCACGAGACGCACGAGCGTGTGCACGCCGAGACGCGCGATCGTCTTGGACTGCCACCGCAGTACGCTACCGCCAAAGCGCGGGAGGAGCGTTTGCGTGCACTCGGGTTCGAGGAACCGACTGACGAGCAACGCGCGCGCGGCATGTTCGGCGCTGGGCTGCCGAAGTACGCAACTAGCGAACTGGCGCCCGTCGACTGCCGAGCGTGCGGCCGCGTGCTGGGAAGCCCCGAAGAGTTCATGGCGCATGAGTGCGCAGCGGAGACGAATGATGCCTAAGACCAAGCCCAAGTTGCCCACCATGCCCACGAAGCCGAGCAAGCCTTCCAAGCCCAAAGCGCCGCTGTTCGGCAGCAAGAAGAAGGGCGTCGCCTGTGCTGCGCTCGCGATGAGCCTGACGGGCTGCGCCGCAACGCAGGCGTATGTCGCGCAGCATCCCGACCAAGCCGAGATCATCAACGCCGTCGCGCAGGGCGTGCAGTGTGCCGACCCGCTCGTCGCGTCAGCCATCAACGGTGCCAGCTGGCAATCGCTCACCGCGGGCGCGCTCTCGTGCGTCATCAGCTTGGTCGACGGCGGCAAGCTCAAGCCCGAGCTGCAGACTGTCGCCGAGTCGGCTGCGTACGATCACTTGCAGCGCGCGCGTGACCGCGTCGTCACCAGCAAGGCTGTCTGCGCAGCTCTTAGCTTCGACCCGAAGCCGGCGAACTGACATGACCTGGCTCGTCAGCTTGTTCTGTCGCGTGTTCGCTCACCACGGCGCCGGCAAGACGTGGGTGACGACGTACGAGCACAGCGACAACGAAGGCGCTGACCCGGACGTGCTCTACCCTCGTCGCACGCTCGTGTGCGAGCGCTGCCAGGACGTGATCGAGAGCGCTATCTACGACTTGCCGGAGGATGCGTGACAGCATCAGGCTGCGCTGCCAACTCAGACTTCGACCCGCACGCGTTCACCAATACGTGCGCTGACTGCGGCGATCTCTACTCGAATCTCGTGCGCCCGCCAGAAGGCGTGAAGTTCGGATCGTTGTTTGCCGATGAGGACGAGGGCGGAGACTTTGCGGTCATCTGCCTTCCGTGTCTTAAGCTCCGGAGAGCGAGCAAGAGATGACCAAGAAAGAGCAGGAACTCGACGTGTTCGTCCGCTCGATCCTCCTGGCGTGGATCGACCACAACTCGAACTGGAACGACCGGGTGGTGTCTCGCGATATTCTGAACTCCTGCGCCCGCCAGTTCTTCGGCGAAGCGGACTACGAGATGCACGTCGAGCGTGTCAGGCGCCGATGTCGCGAGCAGGACAAGGCGCGTGCGGAGGGCAGGCTATGACCTACGCGCTCGCTGCAGCGGAGGATGCGTGATGCGCTTGCGAATCAACGCGACGCCGTCGTTATTCCTCAGCGCCATGGATGTGCGCGTGTACCGAGATCCGTACGAAGAAGGCGACGCGATTTGCATGCTGAGCCTGGCTTTGCAAGCCCAGCCGAGCATGTATACAGCGATCTGCGCTGAGCTTGAGAAGGCGGTCAACGACGTCTTGGCACTTCACATGGATGACAACGATTGATGCCGACCTACGCGCTCGCTGCAGCCCTTCTGCTCGTCGCGTGCGGCTGGCCTCGCAGCCAGTACGACCACACGTTGATCGGCCACCACGGGGCGCCAGGCGTGACCGTGGTGAGCATCTGCGAGCCGCCGTGCTGCGAGTCGGAGTTCGACGCTGGCGTTGCGACCGAGTTCCCGGAGAGTTGTTGGCAATGAATCGGACAGCTGCAACCAGGTTCCAGCTCGGCGGACGGCTCACGGTGAGCCGGTCCGGTGCTCTGTTTTGCCGAGCGAACTTGGTTGGAGCCGTTCGGCATTGAGGCCAGCTCATGAAAGACGACGAAGCCATCGCGCACATCAACGAGCACATGAACAAGAGCCCGGCGCGGCTGAACGTACAGCTTGCATGGCGGCACCTGCTCGTGCGTCTCGCGTGGCTTGGCGAGCTCGAAGCGGCATGGATTCAAGAGATGCATGCCAGCGAGGAGGCAACGAAGCCATGAGCCTTGTGACTATCATGGTCAGCCCGCTCTGGCGTGCGCAGATCGAAGCTGGCTCGACCGAGGTCGCTTCGATGCAGATGCGTGGCTACAAGGTCACGTACAACCCGTACGTGCCTGCGTATGCTCCGCTCGGTCGACAGCCGATGTGGAAGCGTGTCGCCCGCGCGTTGCGACTCATGAAACCGGCCAAGCGTCAGCCGCAGGTGTTCGTGCTGCCCGAGGAGGTGACGCTATGAGCCTTGCAAACAAAGGGCGCGACGACAGCGCCATCGACCTCGCGTACGACCCCGAGGAGCGCGTGTACGTGTGCGCCAAGTGCAGCCTGAGCGGTGACGTTGACGCGCGTCTGCCGCATCCGCAAGCAGCGCTCGAACACGTCGCGATGCACATGGTGAGCGGCGATAGCGTGCCCGAGTACGTGGGTCAGACGCTCCAGGGTGATGATGAAGTTTGGCAGTACCGGAAGGTCGAGGAGTAGACGATGGCCAATGGATTTTCGCTTCACGTCGGGCTCAATAGCGTAGACGCGCGCCACTACGGTGGATGGGACGGCGCTCTGTACGGCTGCGAGAACGACGCCAACGACATGGCGACCGTGGCAGCTGATGCAGGCTTCGCGCGCCAAGTCATCCTGCTGACGAAAGACGCGACCGCTGCGCACGTGCTCGCGACGCTGCGAAGCTACTGCCAGATTGCGAAGCCTGGGGACACGGTGCTGTTCACCAACAGCTCGCACGGTGGCCAGCTGCCCGACGAGAACGGCGACGAAGCCGACCACGCCGACGAGACGATTTGCACTTACGACCGGGAGGTCTGTGACGACGAGCTCGCGGCCGTGTGGTCGCTCGCGAAGCCCGGCGTCCGCATCCTGACTGTCAGCGATAGCTGTCACAGCGGCACAGTCGTGCGGCTGATGCCGACTCCCGGCAACCTGATGCGCGAGTCTCGCGAGATGCACCCAGCTGTCGCCCGCGCGACGTACGAGCAGAACCGCGACGTGTACGATCCCATCCTGCGTGACCCCGGACTGCGCGAGTACCGCGGCCAGATTCAAGCGTATGTGCTTCATTTAGGCGCGTGCGCTGACAATCAGACCAGCTTCGATGGCAGCGTGAACGGTCTGTTCACCGAGAAGCTGCTCGCCGTGCTCAAGAAAGAGCCCAAGTCGTACGGTGACTTGGTTGCGCGCGTGCGGCGCTTGATGCCGTCCGACCAGACGCCCGAATACCGCTACGCAGGCCCGCGCTGCCCAGCGTTCGAGGCGAGCAAGCCGTTCAGCATCACATGACAACTCCCAACAACGTCAAAGTCTACTGGTCAAAGTTCCAAAAGTCTGGGCTGGCGTGGCGCGTGGTTGTCAGGCAGCCAGATGGCTCCGACACGCTTCTGGAGATTCGCTCGCCGAAAGATAGCGACCTCAACGTTCACACGCAGTGGCTGAGCGACCAAGTGCTAGAGCGCGTCTCCGGAACGCTAGCCAGCATGGACCAAGCAACATGCGCGTTGGACAGCGAGTGGCCGCCCGAATACCTGCCACTGAAAGAGGTCGCCGACAAACCATGACCAAGAAGCAATCGGTCAAAGAGCGCTTGGCGGAGTACATCGAGCCGCATCTCAAGCCAATGGTCACCGTGGTTGCGACCGTGGCCTATCAGCCCGGGCGCGGCGCGATGGCGCAGATATCCGCAGCGGCGCTGCTCATCAAGACGGCGATCGAGTGCGACGAGAAGTCGGTCGAACTCACCGAGGAGCAACAGACGCGCGTCACGAGAGCGGTCGACATGCTCGAGCTAGAGCGCGAGTACCAAGAGCGCCGCGAGCGCGGTGAGTACGGCGTGTCCTGATGGAAGTTGTCGCCGCCAAGTCGCTGAGTAACAAGGAGGTCGTCGACGCCTTTTGGCACGGCGGCAACCTCAAGTTCCTCATGCACGACGGGCAGAGGCGCTGCCGCGACCAGATTCACGCTTGGCGAGCCATCGACCAGAACTCGGACACGCACAGTCTAATCGCTGGCAGCATGCCGCGCGTCTTCTGCGTCGCGAAAGCCGGCCGCTTCGGCGGGACAACGCTGTTGCTCTGGATCATGGCAGAGCTGCAAGTGTGGTTTGCCGAAAAGCACAAGCGCCCGATGTTTCTGCGCTTCACCTCGGCTTGGCAGAAGTCCATCGACGAGATTATCGGCGCGATCGTCCCGCAGTGCTTCGAGACGGCACCGCCCGAGTGCAGGCCTCAATACTTCGGCAAGCGCGGCACCAAGCCCGCTGGCCTGTACTTCCCAGTCTACGGGCCGATGAACGGCGGCAGCATCGCGCTCGCTGGTCTCGACATGAACCCGGACGCGACGCGCGGTCAGGCAAGCGATGGCGACGTCGTGTCCGAAGCGGCGTTCGTCAAGAAGCTCGATTACACCCTGCGCTCGGTCCTCTATCGCCAGTACCAGGGACGACCTTGGGCTCGCGCGTTCATCGAGAGCAGCGCGCCGAAGGACCTGCACACCGACTGGGAGCGCATCTACGTCCCTGACTGCAAGATGCGTGGCGCGTACTTCTCCGCGACGATCGAGGACAACTCGCGGCTGTCTCGCGCCGAGAAGGACGCGTTCATCTCGGCGGCCGGTGGCCGTGGCAATGCCAACTGCGAGCGCGAGTATTTCAACGTCATCAGCGGCGACCCGCAGAAGCGGGTGTTTCCAGAGTTCGAGCCCGCGCAGTTCGTGCGCGACATGCCGCGACCCAAGCACGCCTACGCGCTCGCTGGCTTCGATCCCGGCTTTCGGCACCTATTCGGCGCGCTGTGGGCCTACTACGACTTCGAGCGCGCAACGATCGTGGTGCAGGACAGTTGGGCAGGCTCGAACGCCTCGACCGCCAAGGTGGCGTGCATCACAGCCGCTCGCGAGTACAGCCTCTACGGCGCGCTGCCTCCGATGTCGCTGTCGTTCATCCCTCTCGAACGCGACGACAATCGGCTCGGCTGGCGAGACTACCTGCGCGGCGATCGGTGTGAGGAGCTGGCTGACGACTTGTTCGAGCTGTCGACTATGGCGCCGATCGATCGCCCCGACTACGAGCACCGGCCGGGTAAGTTCGTGCGCTTCGATCGGCCTGGACAATGGACGTACTACGACAACGTGTCGCGTCACGAGTTCATGCCGAACCCCGAGACGCGCGTTGCCGACGTCGACCTGAAGCTCATCGCTGACATGCGTGAGACGTTCGGGTTCGACTTCCAGACGACGACCAAGGAAACGTTGCGCGGCATGGTGAACAACGCGCGTGCGTGGTTCTCGCAAGGTCGCATCGTGTTCTTGCCAGACTGCGGTCCGGTGATCGACCACGTGCACGCGGCGCAATGGGCCGATGACGGCAAGAAGCTCGACGAGCACAGCGTCTATGGTCACTACGACCTTGCGGCTGCGCTGACCTACGCTATCCGCTACTTCGCGCTGATCGAGAACCTGAACCCGATGCCGCCAGTGGGCGTGATCGAGTCTCGCGATCGTCCCGGCGCAGTCGTCGAGCGCATGCCGTGGCAAACGACGCTCCCGCACGAACTCGAAGTAGACCGACGCATCGAAGCCTTTGAGGCTGAACTCGCCGCCGAGCGCGGCAGGATGCGCGACCCCGTGAGAATGAGGCCATTCAAGTGAGCGCTGAAGAGAAGAACGAACTTGTGTACGGCGAGTGGAGCAACGCGCAGTTGCTCGCTGCTGTGATTACGCGCCTGTCGCACCAGGGGCCGAGCTACGAGAATGCGCAAGCCGCTGTTCATATCCGCACCGCGCTCCTGTGGATGGGAACGCCGAAGGAGAAGCTGCCATGATTAGCCGATCAAACGCGCTTCTCAATCTGCTAATCGCCCTGACGATGTTTGTATCAGGCTACCTGGTTGGCAGACAGACCATGGGCATGGCTGCCGTATCCTACTGTGGGTCCTGCGGACGCGAAGCGTTCAGGTCGGTGTGGCCATGATCATCATCTCGATCATGTGCGCGACGCTGTTTGCTCTCGGGCTGCTCGCGTTCTTCTTCGACTGGTCGAAGCTGCGCCAGCCGAAGCCGCACGACGACTTCGCGCGCCGTATGTCTCAGGTGGAGTTCGACACGAAGCAATCGCTCTCGGAGATGCGCGCGACGATCGACACGTTACGACGCGACATGCTCGGCCACGCCGACGACGCGCGACGAGCGGCGCTGCGTGTGACGAACGAGTTGGAAGACAAGCGCGTGTACTTCGACATGGCACTACAGCGGGCGGATAACGAGCGCTCGAAGACGATGCAAGACGCGGCCGACATGATGAGCCGCAGGAGATAGCGAGATGACTAATGACCAGGTATGGGCACTGTTCGAGCGTATGCAGGGCGAGATCGCCCGAGAGATTCGAAACCTACTGGGCGAGCCGCCCTATGATCAAAAGCTATTCGACGACGCGCAGCGCACGCGGCGCGTCGAATCGCTGAAGATTGTAGCGGCTGACCCCAGGAGCGAAGCAGAGCGTCATGAGGCGTGGCGTGAGCAGCATGTCGCGCTTGGCTGGACGCAGGGGGCGGAGTTCAAGCCGGAGATCAAGCAGCACACCAATCTAGTGCCGTTCGATCAACTTCCCGCGACCACGCAGAGCAAGGTCCGCATCTTCGACATCGTGGCGAAGTATGCGCAGGCAATCGTCCAAGACGAGGCTGAATACAAGACAGAGTATCCGTCGGAAGGACTTTGAAAATGGAAGCCACACCCATCAAGCCTGAAGAGAAGTACGACGTGACGTTCTGGGACGGCAAAGCGCACGACCCGGAGATCAAGGAAGGCTCGCCCGAAGTTGTGCCCACCACGCCAGGCAGCAACGAACTGCCACGCGGCATCGTGGTCGGTTACGTCGGCAGCATCCTCGAAGGCGACGGCAACACCGTCCACCCCGGTGACGCGATCGTGAAGCTGTTCGTGAGCGGCCAGCTGGCAGCAGTCGTCGGCCTCGAGCGTCAGCGCGCGCTGACGTTGTTCGGCTTCGAGGAGCTGTCCGAAGACGAGGTCGAGGACGAAGATTCCGGCTTGCCGAAGCTGCCGGCGTCGAGTCTGACTAACAAAGAGGACGAGTGAGCATGGCCGCGCCCGACAAGACTCCCGAGCCAGCGAAGCTCCCAGCGGCATCGCCGTTCAAGTTCAAGATCGCCGAGATACCCGTCGACACGTTCGGCGGCATCGGCACGACGTCTGCCGAACTCGACGACCGCAACCCGCTCCAGGAGACGTACTTCATCCACGTGCGCGACAAGTTCGAAGCAGCCGCCGCGAAGGAGTGGCTGTTCAAGAACGCACCCGAGGTGCCCTACGACAACCTTCGCGAGACGCTGCCTTTGGACAAGCTGACGCCTCGCAGTATCGTCATCCTGCTCGCCCGCAAGGGAACCATCATGCGTCCAGTCGAGCCTGCTCAGCCGGTCGAGGGGCGCACGATGGAAGGTTTCCTCGCGCACAAGGATGTGCCTGTTGCGAAACTTGCCGAGCAGATGGCCGCGTACGGTCCGATCGAGGTCTCGCGCTTCTATCGCAATCGCTCGCGGCTCTCTGGCGGCGGTCTGGACGTGAACGCGTTTCTCCACGAACTAGGGCTCCTCATTCACCCCTACACGTTCGGCTGGGTGGATGCGCCGAGTCGAGCCGACCAGCCTCCGGGCACGACCGTGTATCTCAAGCAAGTCTGAAGTGACGCAACCTGAACCGAGCTTGCGGGGTAGTAGGCCGATGAGGTGGACGGACAAGAAGTAGGACCGGAACAGCAGCAGGACGACGATCCGTTTGCGCCCGCCGTCGAGCCCGAGCCCAGTTACGTCAAAGAGAAGACGTATTGGGCCAAGTGGAAGGGCGACGACCTGATCGACGCGTTGAAGGAGAAAACGCGCGACTTCTACGAGGCTGCGCGACTTCAAGGCCTGCTCGATCGTTGGATTATCTCGTACGCGTTCCACCACGGCACGACGCCCGACGACTTGCGCGAGCTCGCGACGATGGTCGTCAACTTCACGGGCGCCGAGCTCGAGCGCGTGCGTTTCCACATCAACTTGAACCGCAGCTACAACCGGCACAGCGCGATCATGGCGCTCGGCGAGAAGCCGGCGTTCAAGGCCAAGACGCTGAACAACGACCAGCGCAGCCTCGCGAAGGCTGAGCTGTCAGACAAGATCGTGAACGGCCTGTACGGTCGCTACTACGAGAAGTACGACGCGCCAGTGGCCGAGGGCGAAGGCTTCGCGGGCGCGTGCGGCACGCATACGAAGTGGGATTTCAAGAGCGGCGACGAGGTCACTGTCGACGCGCCGAGCAAGCGGCCTGTCATCGACCCGAACACTGGGCAGCCGGCGACTGACGGCCAGGGCAATCAGCTCCTGACCGACATGACTGACGAGCAAGGCAATCCCGTCACGCATCCCGTGCAGACGGTGAGCGGCGCTCCGCAGGTGTCGGTGTTCTACCCATGGAACAAGGTCATCGAGACGCAGACGACGGCGAACGGCGACGACCTGTGGACCATCATTCGCGAGCCTGACAACAAGTGGAACGTCATCGCGCAGTTTGGCGAGGAGTACACCGACGACGTCTTGGCGCAGGAGCCTGGGTTCAACGACGAGTACAGCTTCTGGCGTCTCTTCAACCTGCAAGCACTCGAGAGTCGCAACAAAGACACGCTGATCGTCCAGCACTTCTATCACGCACGCTGCCCCGCGATGCCGGACGGCCGCTACGTCGTGTTCGTCGGCGACGTCATGTTGTGGGATGGGCCGTGCCCGACGAAAGAAGGCCTGCCCATCAGCGAGATGTGCTCGTCCAAGTGGGTCGAGACGGTGTTTCCGTTCGCCGACAGCTGGGACATCGTCTCGCTGTGCCAAGCGCTCAATCAGTGCACGAGCGATGAGCTGCAAAACCTGTCGCTGTTCGGTCGACAGACGACGTACGGATGGAAAGGCAGCGGCGTCACCGGCAGCGGCCTGACTAAAGGCACGCACTACGACCTGCCGCCAGACAGTAAGCCGCCCGGCGCAGTGATGCTCGCGCAGATGCCGCCGACGCAGGAGTTCAAGTCGTACGTGCTGCAGATGATGGACCGCATGATGGGCCAGAACGGCACCACGCGCGGTGAGCCCGACGCGAACGTGCGCTCTGGCGAGATGGCCGCGCTCCTCGACTCCATCAGCATTCGCTATCAGAGCTTTCGCCAGCAAGCGGCGCGCCGCTACCGCATTCGCAACGCGCAAATCATCGTCGACATGATCGCTCGCTACGGCGAGACGCAGTTCCTGGTCGACATCGCCGGCGTCGAGGATCGCAGCTACGTCATGTCGTTCACGAAGGACGACCTTCAGGGCGTGCAGCGCATCGACATGGATGTGGTCAGCCCGATGATGCAGACCGTCAGCGGACGGCTGCAATGGATGAAGGAGCTGCTCGCGATCCAGAACCCGCAGGACCGCGCGGGTGCGTACGACTTCGTGGTCAACGGCGACCCCGACACGTTCTTGTTCCGCGATCGCTCTGGCCGCGAGCTGGTGCGCCGCGAGAACGAACGACTCATCACCGGGAGCGATGACGTTCAGCCATCGGTGACCGACAACCCGTTCATCCACGTCCCGATGCACCAAGCGGCGATCGACAGGCTGCTCAGCGCTGACGAGCCTGACATGGCAGCGGTCAACCGCGTGCGCATGCACATGCTGATGCATCAGTCGACGTACCTGATGGATGCGCAGCCGCTCATGTGCCAGCAGCTGGGCTTCCAGCCGCCACCGGCCATCGGCCCGACGCAGCAGCAGATGCAACAGGCGCAGTTCGATCCGAGCACGCCGATGGGCAACGCCGCCTGGCGCTTCCAACTGCAGGTGCAGGGTGGCGCTCCCATCGTTCCTCCCGTTGCGCCGCTCGCGCCCAATGGCGCCCAGCTGAACCAGGGCGCTCCTGGACAGCCACCGCCGAACCAAGCAGCCGGCGCACCGACGTCGCTCGGAGCGCCCAGCGACCCGAGCTCGCCCGGCACTTCGGGCACGCCCCAAACCGATCACCCCGGCACGGGCACTCCCATGCCGCAACCGTCTCAGCCGCCGCCGCAAGCCGGCGCGCAAGCGTAGGAGCCGACAGTGTCAGAAGGACCTTTCAGCGGAGGTGCCGAGGGCATCTCGATGTCAGTAGGCGAGGGCAGTGACGCCCCCGGCCAGAGCGAACAGCAGCCCGCACAAGACCAGGGGCAGCGTCAGCAAGAGCAGCGTGCGCCTCAGCGCCAGCGCGCTCCGCAGAAGCCGCAGCGAGCGTCTATCGGCGACTTTGGCCGGTACGCGGGCCAGCCCGAGACGTACACCGACGTCGATGGCTCGCCCGAGGACCCGTCAGACCCGCTGTCAGGGCTGGTGGACCGATCGGTCCAGGGGCAGGCAGGCCAGGAGCTGGCGACCGTCGCGGACGAGCAGGAGGCCGTGCGCAAGCAGTCGGCGAAGGACGCGCGCGCCGCCAACGGCAAGCCCGAGCCGGAGTACGAGGCGACGCTCGTCGAAGATGACGCGCGCGTGCAGTCCGACCCGCGCTACGCCGAGTGGCAGAAGAAGGCTGAGCAGCTCGACGCCATCATGACGGGGCAGCTCGAGCATGACGATTACCTCGGCATGCTCATCCCTCACGAGTTCGACGGCGGTCGGAAGGGAACCATCAGCGTCAAAGAGCTGAAGCGCGGCAACCTGCGCGAGGCCGACTATCACAAGAAGCTGCGCGAACTGCACCAGCTGCGGCAGCGCTACGAGGTCGCCGAGCAGGGCCTGCACCAGTTCGTCGGCGCGATCGTCAGCGGTGAACCGAACCAGTTCTTCGCCGCGATGAACATCGTCCCCGGCGCGATGGAGACGTTCAAGAAGTCGGCGCTCGTGTTCGGCTTCCAACTCGACGCCGAGAACCAGCTTGCGCCCGAGCTGCGTCAGGCGATGCAGGAGAAGCGCCAGCTTCAAGCGATCGCACAGCGTCAGCAGCTGGAGATTCAGAATCTGCAGCGCATGCAGCAACAGCAGGTGCAGCAGCAGCCCGGGCCCGACGCCGCGTTCCTCGAGCATCAGCTGCAGCAGTTCCTGCCGCTCGCCGCCAAGCGTCTTGCCGAGCGCGGCACGCCGTACGTGGACAGCCCGCTCGCGCAGAGGCTCGGCAAAGAGACGTGGGACGTGTTCATCCAGAACTTCAACGGCAGCGTGACGCTCGATGACGTGGTCGACGTGCTCGCGAGCATCCAGCAGCAGGTCGCTGACTACATCGCGAGCGGGTACGTCCAGCATGTTCCGGAGGCGTCGAGACAGCTTCCCCCGGTCGGCCGCACTGCACCAGCACCTTCGGGAGCGCTCGCTCAGCGCGCCGGCGCACCCAACTACGCCGGCAGCGTGAACCAGGCGCCGCGCGGCAGCGGAGCGTCGAACGGTCGCCCGCCCGAGCGCATGCGCATCGGTGACATCGCTCAAATCAACAGGATGCGCTGATGTCGTCGGATGACTTCGACCCAACACGCACGCCGCCAGCGCCCGAGCCCGTCACGCCGATACGTGAGCGGCCTATCAGCCGACAACAGGCGAAGTGGATAGAGAACAGGACGCGCGGCGCAGTCGACGCGATGATCGGCTCGACCGAGCGGCGGCAGAAGCTCGCCGACGAGGCCATCGCTGAGCGCGAGGCCAAGAACTTGGAGCTTCAGCGCAAATGCCTGGACTACGAGTTCATCAACCTGCGCCTGCGCATAGTCCTCGAGGCGTGCGCGCGCCGTCTTGGCGGACGCGTCGTGTTCGACCGTGAAGAGATTTTGAAGCAGTGCGCGAGAGGTCGCGTAGTGGTGGATGAAGAGAGTGACAGAATCACGTTGGCGCTTCTTCCAGAGTTAGAAATCGCCACATCTGACACTGAGTGTTGACTTCGTTGCCACTACATAACAAATCTGTCTTAGCCCGGGACTGCGCGTTAGCTACCCCGCAACACACGCAGTCAGGGTGTCCAAACCCAAACTGACACTGATACCTGAAGCGACGGACTGACAAAGACCAAACGCTCGCACTCGACGGACGCCAAGCACGCTCACTGAGCACTTAGGCCAGCCGTCATCCAGTACGCGAGATAGTAGTCGGCGCAGCACACCTCGGCGGACGGGACCAACCCTGTTTTCCAATCATGAGGTGATGCAATGGCGTCATTGGCTAACGTCAATGGTCTTTTCAAGCAACGTTACGGCCGCTGGATCGAGCCGCTTCCCGACGAGCACACGCTCGCGGACTTCGGCGACTTCATCCCGGCAGAGGCGCGTCCCGGCCTCGGCTACAACTTCCCGATCCTGAGTGCGATCGAGCACGGTCAAACGGCCGACATCTCGGGCACTGCGTTCGCGCTGAACAGCGCGATCGACTCGAACGTGAAGAACGCGAACTTGGATGGCTCGACCATCATGTTGCGCGCGTCGATCCCGTACGACGTCATCTACAAGTCGTTGAACGGCACCGGCCAAGGCAACCAAGGCGGCGCGTTCAAGACCGCATTGGACCAAGCGGTCCAGGCGATGCTGATGGGCGCTGGGCTCTACCGCGAGCTCGCTCTCGCGTACGGCCCCGGCAGCAGCACGACGCTCGGCAGTAACATCGGCGTCGTCAACAGCATCACTGCTGGGACGAACGTCTCGGCGAACCTGACGATCTCGCTCACGCAGTCTTCGTGGATTCCAGGTCTCTGGATTCTCGCGCAGAACATGCTGATCGACCTGTTCAACGCAGCCGGCACCACGCTGCAGTCGAACGGGCTGAAGGTCGTGGGCCGACCGGACCCGTCGAAGGCTCAGATCACCATCATCGCGACCGCTGCGACGACCACGGGCGGCACGTTCGTCCCTGTGGCTGGCAACGTGATCGTTCCGTACGGCTGGTTCAACAAGTCGTGCGTCGGCCTCGAAGCCATCTACAACAACACCGGCACGCTGTTCGGTATCGACGCTTCCACGGTCGCTCCGTGGCGCGCGAACGTGTTCAGCGCCGGCAACGCTGCCCTGACTCGCGCGAAGATCATGTCTTACTGCGCGATCATCTCCATCAACGGCACGAAGAACGGAGGCAGCCTGTTCGTCAGTGCGCCGACGTTCGCCGCGCTCGCTGAGGAGTTCAACTCGGTGATGACGCCGTCAGCTTCGGGCATCGCCAGCGTCACCACATACGACGGCAACAACAACAAGCGTAGCAAGGAAATCGGCTCGTCCGAGCTTGCCTACGTGACCGCCGCTGGCGTGGTGAAAGTCGTCGTCTATCAGTACATGAAGCAAGGCGAAGCCTTCTTCATCGCGAACGACAACTTCCGCCGCGTGGGTTCGACCGACCTCACGATGCGTCCGATCGGCGGCGGCGCGGAAGCGTTCTTCCTGCAAGCGCCGAACAACGCGGGTGCTGAGATTCGTATCTACAGCAACCAGGCTCCAGTGTTCGAGATGCCCTACCGGAACTTCCTGGTGAACAGCGTCGTCAACACCGGCTACGACGTGCCGCCCGTCTGATGTGAGCTGAGGCAGCGGGCGGTCATGGTGGCCGCCCGCGTCTCGCCCCGACTCTCATTGGAGGAATCATGGCAATCGTCGTTCAAGACTGCCCACTCGAAAGCTTCAAGGTTTTGCCCGGCGTATCCCCGCCGACCCCGTTTCTCGAATACACCCAGACCGGCGTTCTCGCGACACAGTTCCCGTTCACGACTCTCGTCTTCCCTGACAGCGTCTTGAGCGGCGGATTCTGGATGGTGTCGACTGGCGTTGTCGGCGCTACACCGGCGATCTCGATTGCGATCGACTGGTACTTGGCCAGCGGCGCAACCACAGCATTGAATGTGCGCTTTGGCGCCGCCATTGGCGTCGTCGGGTCAACCGCAGCTGGCATTTTCAACGTTCCGTCGAAGGCGCTAGCCACTGCCGTGATGTCGACAACCGCTGCGCCTTCTACGGCGTTCGGTTCGGTGCGCACTGCCATCGCTGGAGGCACTGACGGCGGCACTCTCGCTGCCGCGAACGGGCCGTTCACGATCGCGATCAAGGTGTTCCGCGATGGCACTGACGCGCTCGATACGGCGGTCGGCGACGTCAAGGTCCGCAAAATCACCGTCCTTTACCAAGACACATGAGTTTCCGGGCCAGCGCGGTCTGGTTGGCTCCGCCGCGCTGGCTTCTGGTTTGAAAGGTTTTGCGAATGCCGATGTTCGATCCTTCAATGTTACAGGGCCTGGCCCAACAGCTCGCCGCTCGCGGCGGCGGACAGGGCGAGGGCGGCGGCGTTCCTGGTGCCGGCGCACCTGAAGGCGGCATGCCGGCAGGGAACACCGGCGTCGTCCCTCCGTGGCTCGCGCAGATTCGCGGTGGCAACCCGTTGGGTGGACTGCCACCAGGCGCAGCGCAGGGCGGCGGCGGATTCAACCCGCTCGCGGCACTGCAAGCACGCTTCGGCGGCATGGGCGGTCATGGACATGGTCACGGTGGCTTCCAGCTGCCTCCGTGGCTGGCTGCGATGCGCGGTCAGGGTGGACAGGGCGGCACGCCCATCGTCCCGCAAGGTGGCGGGCAAGGCGCAGGCATGCAGGTCCCGCAGAGTGGTGGCATGAGCGCTGGACTCTGGAACCCGGCGCAGTGGGGCGCAGGCAATCCCAACGCTCAGGCGATCGCTCAGCGCGTGATGCCAGTGGCCGGCGCGAGCCCGCAAGCAGCTCCGCAGACTCCAGCAGCAGCTCCGGCGCAGACGCAAGCTCGTGCGTGGGACCCATCGTCATGGGGCGCTGGCAAGCCGGACGCTCAAGCGCTGATGCATCAGAACATGGCGACTGACGGTGGCGAAGAGGGCGTCGTCCAAGGCGCCAAACAGCCCACGGTCGCTGGCGCCAGTCAGCGCGTCAGGCGGTCGTACTGATGGCGTTTCCCATTCTCGCGCTCGCGTCGATTGCGGCTGACCTGATGTCCAAGAAGGACGAGGACAACCGCTGGAAGACTGCGAACCTCGGACAGATCGAACAGTCACGCCTCGGCGACTTCAAGCAGATCGTCCAGGGCGGACGCGCGACGCACGAGTACGGACAGCTTGCTCGGCCGACTGGCAGCAGCGGGCTTGGCGGCGCGCTGCAAGCGCTGGGTTCGCTCGCAGGTGCATTCGGTGGCGGCTCCGAGAGCGAGACGCCGTCGACCAACCTCGAGAAGCCAGACTTGCTCAAGAACTACGACCCCGAGGCTGACGCCAAGTACAAGGGCGGCCTCTCGCTATTCAACGAGGACGCTGGCAGCGGCGTTCCCAAGGACATCAGTGCGGCGACCGAGAAGCCGCTCGTCATCGGCGCGATCGATGTCTCGCCCGGCAAGCTCACCGATAACCCAGACGACGTGAGCGACAGCCTGACCAAGTCTGTCATCAAGCGCAGCACTCCGAGGTTTGGCGGCTCGTTCTTCTGAGAGGCGGTAGCGCTTGAACACGACGGAGCTGATAGCGATCGTTCGCCGCAACTGCATGCTCGAGGATGGAGCGGTTGACTACACGGACACGGTCATCCTGCGCGAACTCACCGACGCGTTGACGACCAAGTTCGAGCGCTACGTGTTGGACGCGAAGGCGAACTACTGGATCCACAACTTCGACATCGCGCTGACCAGCGGGCAGGACTCGTATCGTCTGCCCACGCGTGCGATCGGCGTGAGCAAGGTCGAACTCGCGGGACCTTCGCCGGCTGCGACCGGCTGGGCTCGCTTGCCGCAGGTGAGCGAAAACAACATCAACTACTTCCAGAGCCCGATCCAGTCGATCGACCAGCCGCAACGCTGGCTCCTGCGCGGCGATAGCGTCGTGCTCGACCCGTGCCCAGCGAGCGGCTTCAACCTGCGTATCTGGTACTACGTGAAGCCAAGTCGGCTCACACCAGTTCAGGCCATCGGCAACATCTCAGCCGTTGTTCTCGGTCCGACGCCGCAGATTCAGTACGATTCCGTGCCGCTCGGATACAACTCGGCCGGTAGTAGCTTTGCGCTCACCACGTCGACGCCTATCGACGTGCTCTCAACTGGCTCGTGGCACGAGCTGAAGCTGGTCAACCAGCTCGCTGCCAGCGTTGGTGGCGCGTCGATGAACTTCCCGGTTGGCACCGACCTGTCTGACGTGCAGGTCGGTGACCTCGTTCGCGGCGGCGACAACACCGAGTTCCCTCAGATTCCCGAGGACTATCACCGCACGCTTGCTGACATCGCGAGCGTCAAGATCCTCATTCAGCGCGACTTTCAGAACAAGGCGCTCGGCTACGCGCAGGACGCCAACGCCGACATTCAGCGGTTCGCGAACATGATCTCCCAGCGCGTGCAGGAGGAGTCGTTCACGCACCGCGCCACGCTACCGTCGCTCCAGCTTGGGCGTTACTGGGGAGGCTACGGGCGCTGATGCAGCAGCTGTTTCTAGCGTCGCTGGGCATCATCACCGAGCCCAACAAGATCGCGTCGACGCAGCCCGGCTCGTTGACTGAACTGTCATATCCGCTCGTGTGTCGCTCGCCCGGCGTAGTGGAAGCGGCGCCGAACTGGACGACGGCGCTCACCGTCTCGACGCTCAACCGTAGCTACGTCTTCAGCGTCGACAAATATGTGTTGGTTGTTTCGAATCGTTCTTCCGACAACCTATGGTTCGTCCGGTGGTTCGACACGAGCACCAATACTGTTTCATTCAACATTCAGATGACTGGGCCCCTCGGCACACCCGACACGATGGACCCTTTCGGTCGATTCGGCGCGGTAACGGTGCGGGACCGAACCATCCTGTTGGCCAGCAATAGCCCACTAGTCTTCGACTATATCAATCCGGCAACAACTGCGCAGGCGTTTATGCGCATGCCGGGATTGCAGACACCGAACATCAGTTCCGTGTCAGAGGCAGACCCTGGCACTGGGTCTGCGCTCGAAAACAACAAGCACACATCTCTCACGGCGGTTATACGCCGAATCTTTTCTGACGGGTACGAACTGTTCAGCGCTCCGTCAGGGGCGTCGTGGTTCTCGGAGATTGCTCTTGTCTCCGGTCTGACCAACATGCAGGTCACTGTGAACTTCGACGGATCGCAAGCTGTCGTTGGAGACGTCGTCGAGATTTACCGTACCAAATCTCAGGCATACACCGGATCGACCGGGACAAACGTCGGTGGTGACTATTTCTTGTCTATGTCGGTGACTCTGACGGCTACAGACATCACCAACGAGTTTGTCTCCATCGTCGATAAGATCCCTGACAGTTCTCTCGGCGAGGCTCTCTACACCAACACTGGTGTGTCAGGCGGCAACGCTATGGCGCTCAATCCGCCGAGCGCCAAGAGCATCGCTTACTACCGCGGACACACGTTCTACAACAACTACACGCAGGGCAGCGTTTGGAACCTGCGCGTTGGCTCGTTCTGGGGAACCATGGGCACTTCCGCGAGCGGTGTCCCGGCCGGGCCAAGGAAATCTGGCATAGGGCAGCGGGCCGCGGTCGGTACATCAGCGCTGGGTAGCCCTACCATCACCGGAGTCTCAGCCGGCGATATCGCTGGGATTGTCATCGGCCAATTCTACCTGAGCCCAAACTTCCTGAATAGCGCACGCGTAACCGCTGTAGGAGCCACAACGATCACCCTGAGCTCCAACGCAACGATCGCGGGTAGCGCAAACCACTTCATTTATGATGTTGTAGAAATAACGTACAGCGGGTCTACGGTGTTGTACAACATGTCGTCGCTTCCCCTCTTCTACAACTCGCTGGCAGGGCTCACCGTAAACTACGGGAAGTTTTCATTCACTGGCCTGGGCATCATCCTGTCAACTCCGTACGGGAGCGGCAGTTTGCAGCCGATCCCCGCAGAAGACATTTCTGTGTTTCTGCGTTACCTCGACGGGGCCACGTCCAACAGTTCGTTTAGCGTCCGAGCTACCAACGGGTGGAACTACGTTCCGCAACTTCCACGCATCGAGCTTGGTGAGACAGCTCGGACGTTTGCGTCAACCACGACAAAGAACGGCGTCGCCTGGTCGGAGAAAGACGAGCCGGAATATTTCTGCGGCACCAACGTAGACAACGTCGGCGGTGGCGAGGTTTTGGCGGTCGCTGCTACGCGCGATGCGCTCTGGTATTTCTGCACTGACGGTGTGTTCCGTTGGTCAGGCACAGGCGGCTCGGTCGCCGATGGCTACGACTGGCGTCTAGACCCGATCGACAAGACGTTCGTGATCGCTGGTCCGCAGGCATATTGCGTGCTGCGCGACCACGTCTACGCGTACGGCAATCGCGGATTCATTCGGATCGACTCGGCCGGCAATGTCACCGAGATAAGCGCTGGACGCTGTGATGACGTCATGCCCGGCCGCACGTGGATTGGACTGGCATATACCGGCAATGCTGCGCTGCAGCAGCTGGACGGTCCAAACGGCTACTACCTGGTAGCTGACGACAAGAATAACGAGGTTATACTGAAGAAGAAGGATCTCGACTTCACTGGTTTCATCTGGATTTACAACGCTCACCAAGACTGCGTTACGCGAGACGCTCCAAACTCCATCGGAGGATTGTCGCCGGATCATGGAGTCTGGAACGAGTCCGCTGCCAAGATTTACCACGCGTGCACGGACACCGGGACGAACGTGCTGACGATTCGCGCCAATAGCGGCGTCGTGGCGACTGGCAGCACGTACACGTTTCAACCTGCCGTTACGGATGATCCATTTACGATGCGTCAGTTTCAGCGCGTCGAAGTCGTGTTCGACGTCGCGTCTAATCCGCAAAACGTCTCGGTCACGTGTCGCTTCAACGACAACACGTCTCTCGACCAGACGCGCTTCTTCCCTAGCGCCAGCACGTCCTCTAGTGGGCCGAGTGTCAACAACCGCCTATCGTTCATCGTCCCGCGCAACGCACCGGCCGTCGCCAACACGATCAAGATCACTCTCGTCGTAGGAGGCAGTAGCCTGGCGTACATCCGCCTGCTCGGCGTCGCGCTCAAGTACAGCACTCCCACTGAGCAACGGAAGGCGCGCTGATGCCCGGCATTCGCAACCGCGTCAAGAGCATCCGCAACGCAACCTGGGGCAATGGCGGCAAGGACGGCGCTGCATCCGCTCGTGACGTCGGTGAGTCCATCCGCGACATCGATCGCGCGTGGCGCACCAACCTGACGCTGAACCGCATCGACTTGTCGCAGGCGTACACGCCGCCCATCGCCATCAGTTCGCCGTTCGTCCCTGCCGCGCTCATCGTCGGCAAGGTGCAGGTGACGCGCGACATCACGTTCGTGCCCGGCGTCTCCGCTGACTGGTCGTACGTCGGTGGCGAGATTCGCATCTCGAAGCTCTCGAACTCGGCGGGCGAGCTCGTCGTCGGCACGTCGTACGACATCACGATCGTGGTGATTGGATAGGTTATGCCAACCCAAGACAACGGCTTCGGCGACTACTGGCAGAGCGCATTCGGACCCGGCGCAATCGCTCCCGGCCCCGTCGTGCAGGCGCCGACAGCTGCGTACCTGGCAGGAGGAGGAAACCAAGCCAGCGCCTACAACGGTGGCATGCCGTTGTCTCCCGAGGAGCAGGGGTTTCAGTCGCTGCTGAACGGGTACAACAACCAGCAGTCGACGATTGCCCAGAACCGACAGCAGCTCGACCTACTCGGGCGACTCGGTCAGAACACGACCAACATCGACCAGGACGCCATGAACGGCATCATGGGTCAGATTGGTTGGCAGGACACCCAGAACGTCAACTTCGGCAACCAGTCGCAGGGGCTCGTCAACCAGCTTCAGGGCTACACGAACGATGCCAACTCCTACGACTGGGGAAACCTCGGCAACTATCAGTCACAGCTAGGTGCGATCAACGCCAGCAACAACTCCTACATGGGCGGTTATACCGCCCAGTACAACCAGCTGATAAACCCGATGTCATCGGGCGTGTCATGGGCCGGCGACCTGACATCGCAAGCAGCGCAGGCGTATGCCGACCCGCAGGCCATCGCGGCTCAGTACGCGGCGCAGGCGCAGCTCGCAGCCATCGGCAACGGTTCGCTCGATGTGTCGCTCTCGGGAAACCAGGGCTACCAGGGTCTGTTGAACTACGCCAACGGCGGCAACAAGGTCGACCCGATGTCGATCGTCGGCATGAACCAGCTGCAAGGCGTGGCGAATGGCTCGCTTGACCTGCATCCAGGCGACATCGACCCGCAGGCGTACGCAGCGCTCACCGATGCGCGCGACAAGTACAAAGGCTTGACGACGCCCGAGGTCACCGACGCTGAGCGGCTCATCTGGGAGCAGGCTCGACTCAACCAAGAGCAAACCGACCGCGCGAATCGCACCGCGGTCAACTCGCAGCTGCGTCAGCGCGGACTGTCGGGGGCGGGACAGCAGATTGCCGGCAGCGCGCTGGCGTCGCAGACCAACAGCGAGAACGCACTTCTTACCAGCCTCTCCGCGAACTCGAACGCGGTGCAGCGCGCAATGGCAGCCCTCGGCGGCTACGCCGACGTGTCGTCGCAGATGAATAATCAAGCGAACGCGCTCGGCTCGCAGAATCAGGGCACGCGTCTGGGCGCGCTCAACAACCTCACCGGCATAGGCGCTCAGATTGAGAACGCGAACGCGAACCGGCAGCTGTCAGCGACTGGGCAAGCGGCGGGCTTGTACGAGAGCAACGCGCAGAGCAACAACAACCGGCGCGCTGACGGTACGTACCAGGCCGGCCAACTCGCTTCCAACATGCGGTCGCAGAGCTTCAACGAATCCTACAGCCGCGGCCAGGCAGCTGACGCAACGGCGCAGTTCAACCGCGTGCAGTCGATCGGCGTCGACGAGTACAACGGGCAGTTCGCCATGGCGGACGCGAACCGCCGAGCCAATCTCGCACAGAGCTACGCGCAGACCGGCATCCAGACGAACCAAATCAACGCTGGCAATGACCTGAACATGTTCAACGCGGGCGCTGCGACGAACGCAACCACGTTCGGGCGCAATCAGGGCGTGCTGCAAGCGCAGGACACCACGAACTCTCGCATCAACCAGCTGGCCCAACAGCAGACGAACGCGCGTCTGCAGGCCGGCTACGGCCAGATCGGCCTGAACGATGCGGCGTTCGGGCGCAACTCCAACCAGATCGGCGCGGGCATGGGCCTGAATCAGCAATCGGCCGACGCGTACACCGGCTTGCAGCAAGGCATGGGCGGACTAGCGCTCAGCAGCAGCCAAGCGGCGGCGGCGAAGGCACAGGCGCAAGACGACAACGCCGGCGGCCCTGACTGGGGCAGCGGCGCAAAGGGGCTAGGCGTTGGCGCTGGAACGGGCGCTCTGATCGGCTCAGCTATCCCCGGCGTCGGCACTGCGATCGGCGCGGGCGTCGGCGCAGTAGCCGGCGGCCTGTACGGACTGTTCGCCTAGGAAACACCATGTCGAACCCATTCGATCAAGACAACCAAGAAGACCAAGACCCCGAGGCGGTGCGCGGTCTCATCGCTGCGGCGCGCGCGTCGGGCGACTTCAACATGGACCTGTCGCAGGACCCCGAGGTGCTTGGCGCCAACGCGTTCTCGCGCATGCGTTCGCAGATGCTCGACCAGGGCAAGACCGACGCGCCCGTACAGCACTTCGTCGACCCGCGCAACGAGATGTCGCCGGAGCAGTTCCTGTCAGCCGCGCAGGGTCGTGACGATGTCGACCCGAACATGACGATGTCGCCCGAGCAGTTCTCGGAAGCGGCAGCCATCCGCGGCCTCAAGAGCCTCGCACCTGCGCCTGTACTACCCAGAGACCAAGGCCGGCCCGTCGACATGGACCTCATGCGCGACCCGGCCGCGCTCCGCGGCATCGCGCCGGATGAAGCGAAGGCGCGCCTAGACCAGCAGCTGCAGCTTTTGCCCGAGCGTGAAGCGTCCATGCGCCCGCAGGGGACGCCGCCGACGCCTGACGTGAAGGCAACCACACCCCCGCCTGCCGACGCCACGGACGAGCGTCCAGCGTCGCAAGCGAGCGTGGTCTCGCCCGACACGCGAGTTCGCTTGCCTGGCAGCGAGGACAAGGGCGCGATGCCCAGCCTTCAGCTGCGCGCCGAGAGCAAAGAGCCGCCCGCGATGCGCGGCTACACGCCCGACGCCATCCGCGGCCTGACCGGGCGCTCCTCGCGGCAAACTGACGAAGGGCCGGACGTGAACCCGTTGGCCGTGCTCGCCGCTGCGCTCGACCGCAACCCCGGACGCGCGCTCGCCGAGGTGATGAGTGTCGCCGGGCAGCAAAAGCAGGCGTGGCAGGCGAATCGCCAGAAGCAGGCGCAGCAAGACATCGAGAACGAGCAGAAGGCCGGATTGAACGCCGCGCAGATCGAGCACCTGCGCACTACCGGCAAAACGGCCGGCGACTGGGAAGCCGACAAGAGCGCACGGGACTGGGAGCGTATCCGACTGGCCGGCGATGCCGAGGGACGTCGCGGCCAGGTCACCGACCGCACGCTGAACCCGGAGAACGCGGCGCAGCAGGCTCTCGTCAAAGGCATCGTCGCTCGCAGCGGCGGGCGCATTAGCGAATCCGACTTGGCCGGCATGGACGACAAGGCGCTCGGTCGCTTTGCGCACGCCATGAACTTGCAGCTGGACAGCGCGAACACGCCGCAGAAGGCAGCGGATGCGGCGACGGTCGCCACGTCGACGACGAACGCCGAGCAGGCAGCGCTCATCGCGAACGCGCCAGCGCTTGGTGCTGCTCGCGGCGTCGGAGCTGCTGCCGCCAATGAGACCACACGAGCTGGCGAAGTGAAGACTGCAGCGGACACATCGGCCGCGCGCGAAGTCGGCGCTGACAAGGGACGGCGCGAAGTTACGCTCGGCAAGACGCCCGCGCTCTCCGAGGTCGACAACCCAGACCGCTACGCCTCGCTGACTCCTACTGAACTCGCAGACGCTAACAAAGCAGCGTCTGCAAAGGCCGTGTTCGACGACCAGATGGGCATTTTGAAGCGTGTGCGGGCTGATGTCGGACACGCGCAAGTGATGCCTAGCGGCGCAAAGTCGGAATACGACGCAGCGGCCAAGCTCGCGATCGGACAGCTGCCGTCGCTCACCGGCACAGGCGTTATCAACGAAAACGAGCGCATCAACTTCGAGAAGATGATCATCCAGTCGGGCTTGACGCTCGGCGATATCGTCAACCTCGGCGGCCAGGGCGACGTCGTACTGGACCAGCTCGGAGGCTCTCAAAGATCGGTCGACAGCGCATACACGACCAAGCTCAAGGGCTACGGGTTGCGACCCGTAGCCCAGACCAAAAGCCAGAATCGCGCGCAAGAGCTTCAAGCTCTGCTCCAGCAGCAGCCAGCGCCGCAAGGCCAGGGTGGCGGCTTCGATGTTCCTGGTCAGCTACCGCCGATGGCAGGACGGCCACCTCCGATGCCGGCTGACGCAGCGCGCGCGCCGCAGGGTGGCACCGTTCAGATGCGCTCGCCTAGTGGCAAAGTCGGGCCGGTTCCAGCCGCTGCGGTCGACAAGCTGACGCAGCGTGGATGGGAGTTGGTGCAGTAATGCCGTCGTTCGACGAAGAGCTGCAGGCAGCGCTCGCGGGCGACGGTGGCAAAGGCGGCTCGTCATTCGACGACGAACTCAAAGGCGCGCTCACGGACCCGTCGCAGGGCGGTCGCGTGCCGCCCGAGCAGCAGCAACCGTCCGACCCATCACCGCGCGTCGTCGACAACCCTCAGGCGAGCGTGCGCGCTGGCATTCCCGAGCAGGGCCCGCCGCCGGCACAGAACCAGCAGATCGAGCCGCAGTCGAAGGACTGGCTCACCGGAGCGATCACCGCGCTCGCCAACGGGTACCGAGCGATCGGCGGTACGTTCGCGGATGACGGGGTGAACCCATCGCAACCCGCAATAGACGCGGCGCCTGCCTACAACGCGCGCATGCAGGATGTTGCGGATCATCCCTGGAAGACCGCAGCGCGCGTAGTGTCGTCTCTGGCTGCTCCTGTCGTGAGCGGCATGGGCGGAGCGATTCCGCAGGCGGCATCGGCCGCGCTCGAGACGTACGGCGACACGGGTGACGCGCAGAAGGCTGGCATGAGTGGTCTCGCTGGCGGCGTCGTGGCCAAAGGCGCCGAGCTCGGCGGTCGTGCGGTCTCAGCGCTCGCGCGCGAGTTCCAGGAGTCGGGCCTCAAGAATCGCCTCTCCGCTGCCGGCCTCGACTTCGACAAGCTCGCAGCCGAGAAGGGACCGCAGGCAGCGCTCCAAGTCGCGCGCGACATCGAGGAGCAGGGCCTGCACAAGGGCAAGGGCGTGATGGGCTGGGCACCGCAGCCGGCGCAGACGTACGCCGACAACGCAGCCGCTGCGAATGCCGAGGGACTGGCCGGAATGAAGAGTGCCGAGGAGGGCCTCGCCGCGCTGCCGAACCCGCCGCGCGTGAACCTCGATCCCATCCAGCAGAAGTTGCGCGCGAGCGCTGGCCAGAACGCTCGCATGATCGACCCGGCGGGCGCACAGGACGCGAGTTTCCGCGCCGACATGGCGGACCGTATGCAGCAGTACGGCGGCAACGACTGGCAGAACGCGCTCGATAACCGGCGCTACCTGGACAGCAACATCAACTGGGGCTCTCGCGGCGGCTACGAAGGTGCAGGCATGCAGGAGCAGGCTCGCCGCGACGTGGCGAACCCACTGCGCGAGGAAATCAGCAGCGCGCTCGATCGCGGCATGGCGAACAACGTCGACTCCAACGCGACGCAGTTCGCACCCAGCGTTCCCCGCGAGCTCGGACAGGGCTGGCAGAACGCGCGCGACCAGTTCGCTCTTGGTGCGCAGGTCGAGCCCGCAGCGCGCCAGCTGGCAACGCAGCAGCAGGGTGCTGGGTTCCTGTCTCCTGCGGGCTTGGCAGGCGGTGCAGCGGCGCTAGGCGGCATGTACACGGGCCACCCGGTCGCGGGCTTGGCGGCGGGCCTCGGAACGCAGCTGGCACGGAATCGCGGCTCGAGCGCGATGGCTGGCTCGCTCGAGGGCGCGAGCTCGGCGCTCGGCACGATGGGCGAGGGCGCGTCGTGGCTCTCGAACAACGCTGGCATTCCCGCTGCAGCAGCTGGCGGCGGCGACATCGCGCAGTCGCTCTTGAACCGCGGGCAGCGGCAGGCGCCGATGCAGACGTCGGGCGGCAGCCAGGGCATGGAGAACAGTCGTGGCGACATTACCTCGCAACAGGTTGAGTCCATCTTGCACGACGAGAATCGCGCGAAAGCGTTGCAGCCGTGGGCGACGGAGCTTGCGGCTAACAATGCCGCCAAGGATGACAGCGCGTTCGCTGCGAACATCGAGAAGCTGCAGCGCAAGGACCAGAAGTTCCGAGAGCGCGTCAAGATGCTGCTCGGACAGAACGTTGGAGGACAGTAATGCTGGGGGAGCCCGAGGCAATTGTGTGCTGCCCGCCTGCCGCGTCTGATGACGCAGCCGACCGCTCGCGCTCGCGGATATTCGCGTTCGGGGCTACCGCCAGCACGGTCGTGATCGATGTCGGCGCAGCGCAGTGCTGGATCACGGTCACGTGCGACCAAAGCGTGCTGATGCGCGCCTCATTTCTGAACTCGCTCGGTGACCCGATCACTGGTGATTGGCCAATCTGGCAATTCAGCTACCAACAGTTTTTCGTCAACGGCGACCGATTCGTGAAGTTCAAGGGTCTCGGAACGGCCGGCAATGTCTGGATCTACGTTTCCAATCGATGATGGAGGTTTGAGTTATGGCCACGGGATGGGGTCGACGTATTCGAGTCGACGTGTTCACGCGCGGTGCGACTAACCAATCGGCGACTGGTGCGCCGTCGACGTTTGCCGCTTCACTGCACACGGGAAATCCCGGCGACGACGGGCAAACTGTAAACGAGGTCAGTCAAACAACCTCGGGCTACGCTCGTCAGTCGCTCACATTCTCGGCGCCAACGGCGTTTGGCTCGTTGACCGTTGACACCGCGAGTGTCGGCGCGAACGCCGCGACCATCACTTTCGGACCGAGCGCAGGCGCAAGTGCTGCGTGGGGTGTCATTACGTACGTCGGTCTGTGGACCGCCACCGGAACAGCTCTCACGGAGTCCACGTACCTAGGCCGTGCGCTCGTCAGCGTGTCTCAGAACGTAGCCGGCGCTGGAGTCACGCTCACGATCGCAACAGGCGGGCTCACCATGGGTTGCATCAGCGCATGATGATCGATGCTAGATTCACCGAGAACGAGACGGGCATGGAAGTGCTCGTCTCGTGTCCGCTTCCCTGGGGTAACACCCCGAAGCAAGCACTCGTCAAGTTTCCTGACGGGAGCGTCTACAGCATCCCGGACGCGGAGCTCGGCAAGCACTACACGTGCGTCTCGCCGCAGAGCATCGAGATACGTGCGTTCGGCGGCACTCCGTTCATGCGACCAACGGCGACGCAGCGAAAGCTCGACGAAAAGAAGCCGGAGCCCGGCATCGAGTAGTCCATGGGAACAACCAAACAGTGGCTTGATCCCGTAGGCGCCCACGTCTTCACGACGGTCAACCCGCCCGAGTTCACGCAAGCAAACGGCACGAACTTCCCCGTCAATGGGTATGCGTTCGATGGTGCGGGCGCGGCCGTCGAGGCGATGTTCTTCGAGGTTCCAGTTGTCAACTACGGCAGCGGGAACCTGACTGTCCTGGTCGACTTCTACACGTCGGCGACGACCAATGCGACCGTGTGGCAAGCGGCTATCAGCGTCACGACTCCCAGCGATGCTCAGTCGATGCTGACTGATGCGTTCGCCACGGCCAACGCTGCGAGTGCCGTCACGAGCAACTCCACCGCCAACGGCCCGCTACGAGCCACGATCACCGTCAGCAACCTAGACAGCATCGCAACCGATGACCGCATGACCGTGAAGATATTCCGTGACCCCGCGAACGCTGGCGATACCAACACAGCGGACGCGGTCTGTTTCGGCGTTTGGATCACGTGGTCGGATGTGTAAGGAGAAAACGTGTTGACTAAGTCCCAACTGCAGGCGCTGCTGTTTTCGATCGCTAACAGCAAGTTCCAGTCGCTCGTCGACTGGTACAACGCCGTCAACAACAACGACGCTACGCTCGCTGCGACCAAGAAGGCTGAGGTCAAAAAGTGGGATGACCTGAGAGACATCGTGAACCAGGGCATCAATCAGCTCGATGTGATCGCTGCCACGCCAAGCTCGTAGTTCATGGCGGTTACCCAGACTAGTTCCGGCACAGCGAATGCCGCTCCATGGCTTGGACGCAATGGCAGTCTAAACAATACTGTCGATCTGCAGACGAGCACGTACTCGATAGCGTTTCGCATAAAATGGAGCGTCTCGGGAACCGCCACTGACTACACGACGCCGTACATGTCCATCGGGACAGGTACGGCGGTCAAAGGCTTCTTCACGCAGCGCCAAAACGGTGGCGCTGCCACAGCGCATATCGGCTATCGGTGGACCGGCTCGGCCGTAGCCGGAAGCATCTGTACGGCAACCGGCGGATATGGCTCCACGACTGCGTGGGTCCACATCTGTTACACGTACGATGGCACGACGATCCGCAGCTACATCGACGGTGTAGCGAGCGGCACTGCCGCGAGCACGTCGACTGGTCTCACGACAGGCAACGTCACTGTGCTAGGCATCGGCGGGCCGCTGTCAGGCGTCACGTCAGATGTCGTGATGTTCAAGCGGGCGTTGTCCGCGGCTCAGGTCACGCAGCTCGCGCGCGTGCGCTTCCCAGCATTCGCCCAGGGCAGTGCCGACGTCATCGGTTTCTGGCCGATGACGGACGACTCGTCGCTCACGAATGCCGGGCTCGACTATAGCGGAAGCGCCAACCACTGCACCCTGCAGGCCAGTGGAGCGGCCAATCCAGCGGTATCTGCGACCAGCGTTCCCTTCCCATACAATGGTCGCGGCAACACTCGCATCTTCCTGCCGACGTCGGTCGCGCTGGATCCAGTTGCGGGTACGACGAACGTCACGGGCGCAGCGACGTTGCTCGCGCCGCTTGCCGCCTCGGGCACGACCAACGTCACCGGCTCGGCGACGTTGCAGGCGTTCCTTACCGCCGCCGGCACGACGCAGGTCAAGAACACCGGCGCGCCGTTCGATAAACTGTTCGCCTTCCTGGCCCCTGCCGGAACGACCAGCGTCACTGGCGCGGCCAGTTTCCTCGTAAGCGCGGCCGGCACGACCAACGTCACTGGCTCGTCGACGCTCACCGCGCCGCTGGCAGCTGCTGGCACGACCAACGTCACGGGTGCTGTTTCGGTGCTTGCACCGCTTACGGCTGCGGGCTCGACCCAGGTCACAGGCGCTGCGGCCCTCGGCGCGAATCTGAGCGCCACGGGCACGACGAACGTGACCGGGTCGGCAGCTGTACGTGCGCCGCTCGCCGCCGTCGGCACGACCAACGTTACGGGTGCCGCCGCCGCGCTGGCCGCTCTCACCGCCTCGGGAACGACCAACGTTACCGGCGCTGACGCCCTGGCGGCTCCGCTCGCTGCCGCCGGCACAACGAACGCTACCGGCGCTGCTGCCACTCTCGCCGCCCTAGCCGCGGCTGGCACAATCAACGTCACCGGGGCGGTCGCGCTCACCGTGTCGCTCACGGGCGCTGGCTCCACGCAGGTCACCGGCGCCGCCCAGCTGCCCGCGCTCCTGACGCCCAGCGGCCTCACGAACACGACCGGGGATGCCGCCCTCACGGGCGCTGCCCCGACATGGGCGGGCTCCACGCAGGTGACGGGCGCCGCAGCTCTGCTTGCCCCGATTACCGCGGCAGGCAGCACCCAGGCGACCGGTGCGGTGGCGCTCGCGGCCCCGCTCGCGGGCTCGGGCACCACGAACACGAGTGGCGCGGCGACGCTGAGCGCGTTCCTCTCAGCGTCCGGCGTAACCAACGTCACCGGCGCGGCTGCCTTGAACGTGGCGCTGTCGGCAGCTGGTTCCGTGCAGGCGCGCGGCGATGTCTCGCTGGCAGCTCCGCTGCTTGCGATCGGCACGACCAACGTCAGCGGGACCGATGCGCTGATGGCGCAGCTCTCGGCGGCGGGCATGACGTCGTGCTTCGGCGCGTGCGTGATGACTGGCGGGACTCCTATCGGGCCGAGCGGGCCAGGTCAGGGGCCGGGCTTCTACAAGGGCAACATCAACCGGCGCAACATGTCGATCGCCGGCAGGCGCAGCACGCGCTTCGGCAGATAGAAAGCAGGACACATTGGGATCCAGGCGCGAAAGCATCTACACGTTATCGACGCAGGCCACGCGCGTACTTGGTCCGGTGGACCTATACGAGTGCGGCGCGTTCACTTTCACCGTCCAGGTGAGCACGACGGGCACGCTGACGGGCACGTCCATCCAGCTGCGCGCGAGCAACATCGGCAGGGCCGACCCCGTCGCCAGTCCCGCGCCGTTCCTGGTTGGCAGCCAGGTGGCCTCAATCTCACCAGCTGTCACCGGCATTGCGGACGCCGACGCCAGCGGCAACATCGCACTGACGAACATCGCGAGCGGCACGTTCGAGCGGACGTACGCGATCGCAACGTTTCCGCGGCTAGTCTGGTTCGATGTTGTGTACGGCTCAGGAGGCGGCACGCCAACATTCTCCATCGCCGTTGGCGCTTGGTCGCGCTGAGGTGATGCTATGGCCTCACGTCGCGACCTCACGTACGTCCTGAGCATCAGCCCGAACACGAGCACGATCGTCGGCCCTATCGACTCGAGCGAGACCGAGACGTTCACGTTCTCGCTCCGCTACGCCATCACGGCCGGCACCGTCACCGACGCGACGATAACCGTCCGTGGCAGCAACTTTGGCCGAGGGGCCAGCGCGCCGCCGACCGTCGCCATCGCATCGCTTGTTACGCCCAACCCGCAGCCTGGATTCAGTATCAACGAGGGTGGCGGTGTAATCACCTGCAACGCGAGCACGATTGGCGCCTACGAGCAGACCTGGGTGATCACGGGAACGGCGATGCCGCGCCACCTCTGGTTCGACTGGCAGTACAACTCGGGTGGCGGGCTAGTGACAGCCGACCTCGCGATTGGCGCATGGTCTTCCTGACAGCTAGCGCGCCGGCTGATTGACCGGGTAGGGGTTGGGCAGCATGCTCGCGTCCACCGTTCGCACCGACTCCTCCTGCACTGCCGGCAGCGGGTAGAGCGGTGAGCGCACCGACTGCGGAGCGACGGCGGGCTCGGACGCGCGCGGCTGGGTGCCTTCGGGGTGTTGCCGACGCCACGCGCGGAACTCGTCCAGCTCACGCTCCTTCTCGAGCTCTGAGCGCACCTCGGACTTGGCGACCTTTGCGGCAACCCCGGCGCCGATCGCGCCCAGTATCGCGCCGAGAATTGCGCCTTCCAGGACGTACACGCCAACCCCGGTCTCTCCGCGCTCAGCTGCGGAGATTGCGCCCGCACTACCTAGCGCCATGCCGCCGCCAATAGCAGCCAGCGTTCCGTATCCGGTCGCGCAGCCGGAAAGCAACGTGCAGCTTACAGCGGCAGAAATGAGAGTTCTGTTCATCGTCTTTTCCCCGTCATTAGTGACGATATGCGGCGAGTGTTGCGGTTGACCCGGTCGGCATCATGATCAGTGCATGAGCGCGCAGTAACAAGCGCTCACAGGAGTCTTTGTTGTGGGCAAGCCTCTCGTTTCGACGGGCGCTTTGCGTGCTTTTGTGAAGGTGTTTGGCGGGGTGCTCGCAGCGGTTTCGGTCATCGCAGGGCTGCCTGTTGCACCTTGGGTCGCGAAAATCATCGGCATCGTTGGCGGCGCGCTAACGGGCTGGGCGACCACGAGCACATGGGACACGCCGAACGCTGAACTGCCGATGGAGTGGCAGTCGTCCCCTTTGGCGCCAGCCGTGCCGACGCCATCAGACCAGCCAATGACCAGCTCGGCGGTCGGCATGGACGACGTGAACCAGTGACGCACGAGCAGCTCGCCGAGCTCGCGGGGATGCTCGGTGAGCGGCTCGACATGGCAACGGCTGAGCTTCTCCAGTTCGTCCACAAGCAGACCGGCAAAGAGCTGCAGGGCGAGGCGGTCGACCAGCTGCGCAGGCGTCTCGCTTGGCACCTAGCGTTGGCGGCGGCGGCTGTCGTCGACCAGACGTCACGACGCTAGCTATTCCGCTGGACTGCCGGTGTGCGAATGTGGCAGAGACGTCGTGCCCGGCCGCCGCGGGGGTTGGACGTTTCCCCGTTCCCCCTGTCGACGGCCGGGCGTTCCTGCTTTGCGAGCGCCGTACTGGCCGCTAGCAGTCCCCGAGAGCAAGCGCCGGGGGAGGTAGGCGTAGCACCGTCAGCGCTCCGCTTCTACGGTCTTCGGTTCGTCTTTGAGGGCGGCTTCGAGGTCGATGGCGCAGTCATCGCAGTTGTCATCGTAGGTCTTGCGCCAGTAATCCGGCAGCGCCTCGACGCGCGCGAGCATAGCCCGCAGCTCGACGATGCGCAGCTCGGCCGCTAGTTGCGCGTTGCTGAACAGGTCTCGCTCCTCGCGCAGCCGACGCACTTCATCGTCCATAACGACCAGCATCGACCCGAGGACGGTCAGTTCCTCGTTGCGCTGCCGCTCGCGAAGCCAGTCCGCGTGCTTCATCGCGGTCTCCGGCGTCATGTGCTCTGGACGACCACTGCGTAGACCCACGCCGCCTGTCCCATCGTCGACTGTCATCTCGTCCCCCGTTCCTTGCGTTTCCATTGGTCCTTTTCCTTGCACATCCGTCGCACCTTCTGCGACCGCTTCAAAAATCACTTCTTTTCACGTATGGTCTGACCAGCATGACGTATTGTGTGGGCACGTCCGACTGAACGTCTGGCGGCCAGCGTCACCGATAAAACCTCAGTGTTTCCGCTGTCTCGCCGCGTTGTGCGCAGCTTTCCGACTGTCGCTTTCAACCCGTTCTACCGTCTTTCTGTCGCATAGTTGCGACACCGCTCGATGCCTTCAGTCGCGGCAGCGCGTTCGCGGCTTCGTGCAGGTGGTCGCTTCGCTTCGAAACGTTGGCGTAAACAGATTCGAGCATCTTCACGCTGTTGCCCATCATTTTGGCCAGCGTGAGGATCGGCACTCCAGCGCGTGCGAGTGCTGTGGCGTAGCTTCCGCGCAGGTCGTTGACGCTGATGTCGTCGTCGAGCCCAGCGCGCTTTGCTGCCCGCTTCAACGTCTTGTCGATGTTCGGCTTGTGCTTCGGCGCGAACCCGCACCAGCCCGAAGCTCGTAGCGGCAGAAGTTCGGAGAACAGCTCGTCCGGGATCGGCACCCAGCGCTTCGAGCCTTTGGTCTTCGTGCCGTTCACGAAGACGTAGCGGCCTTCCCAATCCACCTCGGTGATCTTCCACGGCTCGCTCGCTCGCAAGCCGAGCTGCAGATACGCCTGGAAGTACAGCTTCAGGTGAGTCGGGATGGCGAGCAGCAGCGTGCGCTGGTCGTCAGCCTCGATCACACGTTGCGGCTTGTGCGTGATTTCGCCGAGGTCGGGGAACTTCGGCGGCGTCATTCCCACTGCCTTGAAAGCTTGCCCGAGGCAGTTCAGCTCTCGGTGCGTCGTCCATGCCGTCTTGGTCTTGCGGCTCTCGATGCAGAACGCTCGCACCGCGTCTTCGTCGATGTCGGCGAGCTGCTTGTCGGCGCCGAAGTGAACGACGAGTGTGGCGCTGCGATACATGATGTGGTCGTGCGTTGACTGCGACTTGCCGGCTAGCTCGGCCGCCGCGGAGAGCGCTTTGAGCGCTTGTTTGAGTGTTTTGCTTGGGCGCGCTGCAGCTTCGCCTCGAGTCGCGAAGCTACGTTCGATATCTCGCGCGATTCCTTCTGCGGTCTGTCGGGATTTTGCTGTGCCGTCGTCTCTGACGCCTGTCGACTTGGCGACTCGCCGCCGTTGGGTGCCATCCCAGAAGTGAACCCAGCATTGCCAGACATCTGATTTTTGCCGTCTGAAGAGCTCCATGACTGACCCCTTTCAAGACGACGGACGTACTCCATCAGCCGGCGCTCCGAAACTCTCCAGCGATTGCCGACCAGCTGTGCGCCGCCCAGTGCGCGCATGACCGCGTATGCGTGGTCTCGACCGCACCCGAGCGCGCGCTGGACAGCGGCAGCGCCCACGAGGCGGGGTAGGTCACTAGCCATCACCACTCACCGCTAGCACCACCACCGCCGAAGTCTCCGCCGCCGCCAGAGAACGAATCCCCGGTGTCCGGCGTCGACGTGTCGGTGCTTAAAAACGCGTCAACGACAGCCTCTGCGACGTCCACAACAGCCTGCGCGAAGCTGCTGTCGTCGTAGCTCGTGCTCGACGTCTCGCCCTCGTAGCGTCGGTACGCGGGATCCTCGTTCATCGGCACGCCATACGCTGGCACCGGCGCCTCGACACGCTGCGCTTTCGACACAGGAGACAGAGCCGCGATCGCTGCCGCGTTGACCGTATTGCGATTCCGGTGCGTGTAATCGCAATACGCTTGCGGAAGGTCGCGCAGGTTCACGACCCAGGTCGATCCGACTTGCCATGCTGCGCTCGCGACTGTCGCCGTGAACTTCGGCTCTTTGCCGATGGTTGGGTGGTAGTAGACCTTGTCTCCGACCTTGACGTCTTGCTTATTCATCGATGCCTTCTCCCGTTGCTAGCTGTTGCGTGAACTGCTCTTCCATGAACTGCTCGTACTGACGCAGCTCGGTCTCCGACACCTCGATCTCGTGCTCTTGCAGCGCTGCCATGTACTCGCTCATCACAGCCGAGAGCGGCACAGGCTTCGTCTCCACCACTGCCGGCTTGCGGTACTGCTGGCGACCAGCGAAGCACACGTGAGAGCCGTGCATCTCTTGGCGGCATTTGAAGCACTTCATGGCTTGTCCTTCAACGTCGTCTCGATCATGACCGCCGCGGCTCTCAGCGCGGACGCCGTGGCCTGCGCGATGCGCATCTCAGCGGCTGGTCGTACGTCGACCAGCCAACCATCCGCCATCTCGCGGAGCGTCGCAGGCATCTCGTCCACACGCGCGAGCTTGGTTTTGAGTTCTGTAACGCATCGATCGTCGAACTCCAGCCACGCAGCGAATGCTTGGGCCTTGCCAACGTCGACCGCAGCATCCACCGCACCGCGCAATCGGCGCACTTCGCACGCCAGCGGGTCAATGCTCGACGCCTCGGCTAGCGCGCTCTCTACTTCGTCTCGTGATGGGATGTACGTCATGGCTGGTCTTCTCCGAGTTCTTGGCGCAACACGGCTAGCTCTAGGCGAGCTTTCATGCTCGCCTCGGCGAAGCGCTTGAGCGCTGACTCTATCGCTAGCAATTCGTCTTGCGTTGGCGGCTCAGACTTCCAACGCATCTCTATGGACGAGATGCGCGGCACGGTCAGTCCAGTTGAACGCGCAAGCCACCCCATAGTGCACTCACGTCCGGCAGCGACGCGCAGTGCACGAAGGTGCCCTGCGATGATGGCTCGTTGCATCGGCAACGTCAGACTCGGCGCTTCCTCGAGCGTCATGGCGTTTCTCCGTGCTCACTCATCGGACAATCCCCATGCGGGATTCGACTCGTTCGGGTCATAGATCACCTCACCAGTTGATTGTGCGTACACAGTTCCGTCGCTCGTCCTGACCAGCCGTGTGTCGTGCTCGGCGTCGTACAGCGCCTGCAGCTGGGCTGCGATGTCAGGCGCTTTTCATCTGCGCTGGGTGCGTCTCCTCGAAGACTTCGAGCAGTGCTTTGCGGGCGTGCTTGATTGCTTCCTGGCACGCGTACCGCACAAACGATGCGTCACTCTTGTTTGGGTCTAGGCTGCCCATCCGCGCTTCACGGTCGTCGATGAGCATGTGCAGCACGTCGGCCGGCGCTTCCGCGATTGGCGTTCCCGACCATCGACCACCGCCGTACTCGAAGCTCTTTGGAATCTTCGAGTAGTCGGGCTGACGACGCTTGGGCTCTTCCGGAGGCGCGACGTCCTTTGGCTGCGTTTGCGGCGCAGCTGCTGCCGCGGGCTGTGCCGATGGCTCGGTCGACGCCATCTCTGCGCCGCTCTCGTGGAAGTCTCTGACCGTCTTGGCGAAGTGGTCCAGCTCGTTGACGCTGACGTAGTCCTGCTTGATCGAGTGGATGCGCGACTTGGTCACGTTGTACGCGTGGTCTTCGAGCCGCAGCTCGCCGTACACGGTGAAGATGTACTCCATGCCCGCGCGCTGGATCGGCTTCATGCCCTTGCGCACCGGGACCTGGACCTTCCTTCCGCCCGGCTTGGTCTGCTCCTCGAGCACGTACTCTTGATGCGACTGCAGCGTCACCACGATGTGTGAGCTGCACTGCGTGATGGCGTTCGTCAGCTTGTTCTGCAGCGGCGTCACCGCGCCCCAGCCATTGGTGAAGGCGTTGTTGCCCTTGAGCTTGTCGACGGTCTCCAGCGCGCCGCCTTCTCCAGCCCATGCGTGCGAAAGCGAGTCGATGACGATCACGTCGTACTTCTCGCGCTCCGCCAGTGCGATAGCGTCCAGGTAGTTCTGGATCGAGAAGTTGTCGAGGTTGAGCGTGTCGAAGTGCAGGTCGTTGAGTCCGGCGTACAGCGATGCGCTGCTGTTCTCCGTGTCGACGACTGCGATGCGCTGGCCGAGCGCCCGCGCTATCTCCAGCGCCCATAAAGTCTTCCCGGAACCCGACGGACCGGCTAGGGCGATGCGCGCTTTGGTCTTGGTGCGCGTCGCCGGCTTGAATGCGAAGCCCATCAGCGTGCCTCCTTGATGAGCTTCGCCTCGACGCGCGCGAGCTTCTTCTCTGCATCGCTAATGCAGTTGATTGTCGGCGTCTCAAGATGCTCAGTCCTCGTCCAGGCTGAAGGGCGTCGAGTCTTCCACCACGCCTTCGCGGCACGCAGTACGCGTTCCTCGTTCGTCATATGGCCTCAGCCTTGTCAGCGACCTCGTTGGCCGCTGTGTTCGGCCGACGGATGCGCGGCTTGCCCTTGTCGCTGCGCTCGACACGCGGCTTGCGTACCTTCAACTTCGCTAGTTGCGCTTCGTCGAGCATACCGAGCGCGCGCTCCTCCGCAGCGAGCGCTGCCTTTTTGGCGGTCACCTCGGCGCGCAGACGCTTCTGGCAATCGAAAGCGAGCTCGCGGGCGAACTGCAAGCCCTCGGCGTCGAGGTCCTCGAACACGATCTCTAGGTTGTGGCGTTTCTCATCTGTCATCATGTCGTCTCCTTCATCGGCGCGGCACCAACGTGTGCCGTTCCAAAAGTCGTCACCGTCATCGCGGCCGTACATCGTCTCGTTCGCGTCAGCTGCCCAGTCGACGCTCAGGTGTTGGTCCGGCGTCATGGCTCGTCTTTCAGCGCTGGGCGTACGTATCGGCCGGCCGCGAGCGAGTTCGCACGTTCTTCCTCAAGCTCATCACGCAGCCGGCGCACTTCGGACTCAGCGTCCAGCGCGCGGACTTGGTACTTATCCGCCTCGTCGTGAGCGCGTTCCAGGCGTCTCGCGGCATCGTTCAGCGCGTCATTTAGTGCCCGGAGAGCCTCCTTGTGCTCGTCACGGGCTTTGATATCGCATGCGTCCCTCAACGCGGCTTCGAGTTGGAGCGCAGCGCCGGTCCAATCGTCGCCGATGATTCGCGCCTTCCATTTGTCAGGCAGCGCCTCGACGCGCGCGAGCTTGGTTTGCAGCTGATAGAGCTGCTCGTGCGTTTCTCCTGCGCGCTCTTCGCCGTCAAGCTGACGAAGCCGGCGCACTTCGCACGCTAGCGGGTCAATGCTCGACGCCTTGGCAAGCGCGCTCTCTACTTCGTCTCGTGATGGGATGTACGTCATGGCTGCACCTCGAAGTCTTCGCCGCAAATCTTGTTGAGTCGTTCGGGCGCGTAGCAGCTGGGATGCTCAAGATTGAGCGCCTTCAGTTGCTTGACGGTGCGCGTGGTCAGTCCGGCTTCGAATGCTTGCGCGCATGGGAAGTCCCAGTGCCAGCACGACGCGCGCAAGCACTCGTCGCAAACCGTCACCTGGACGTCATCGGTGTACGGCTTGCTCATGGGTGCGCTCCTCCAAGTCCGCGGTGCATCACTCCGCACTCAGCGCAGTACGCCGTCGCGCGTTCCCAGTCGGCGCCGTCGATCACGACTTGCTGCGTGCGTATCGTCTTCTTGTCGAGCTGGTGGAACAGCGAGTCGTCGATGTCGAGCAGCAGGCTGACCTTGATGCGCCAGCGCGGACGCTCGCACTTGCACGTGCCGCGGCTGGTGGCGGCAAGGCCGATCGGCTTCTTGCGCGCGCTCATGACTTTACCTCGCACTCACCGCTCAACAGCCGCCGGGCCGCGTTCGCTGCTTTGGCGCTTGTGCACGCTGCTAGGACCCGAATAGGTCGACTGTGCCTGCCGACGTATCGGTGCTCGAGCACGAAGAACTTCCCGCGCGTCTCAGGCTTCACGAAGCCATCACGGTCGTAAAATGGCCCGCGATCAACGACGAGACGCGGCGGTTCCAGGTCGCTTTGGATGGTCATGGCTTCGGCTCCCAGCGCAGCAGCCACACCGCGACGATCTTCTGATCGCTATCGATGAGATCGATGTCGTCGTTTTCGAGGATGTCGATCGCCTGTGCTTCGCGCGTCTTGCGCCAGTCGGCGCCGGACGATGTCGCGACATAGCTCTTGTCGCCCTGACGCGACTCGCGCCATTGACGCTCGCGGTCTGTAGAGGCGGCCAACTCGGCCTCCAGCTCCTTGATGCGTTGAAGCGACTCCGTGGCCTCAGCGCTGACCTCGTCGTACATCCTGGCGAGTTCTTCGAGGCGCTTCCCTTGCAACTCGATGATGTTCGCTTGGCGGGCGACCAGCGACCTCTCGGTGGCCAGTTCGGCTCTCCACTGCTCGATCGCGCGGGCCTTCTCGTCCAGCTCCGCCAGCGCCAGCTCGCGCGCTGCGTTCAGTCGTTTGCCTAATGTTCTTGTGCCCTCCAAGTCGGCACGTAGTTCGTCGCGCTCGCGCGTCAGCTCGGCGTTGTCCGCTCTGCAGGCTGACAGCGCGTCGTCGGTCTGCTGCAATGCCTGTTCTGCCACGAGCTTGCCAGCACGCGCGATGCTCACCTCGACGTGAGCCTCGTCGCGCTCGCGTTGCAGCCGCTCGATCGTGCCGTTCAGATCCGCGATGACGTTTCCCTGCAAGACGCACGTTTGCCGGTACGGGTCGTCGCTGAGCCCTGCGTGCGCTCGATTCATTGCCATCTGCCTTGCGTCGTCTTCGGTCGTCATGCTGCGCTCTCCTCTGCGTCTCGCTTGCCGAGCTCGCGGCTAATCTCGTCCTTCAGCTGTCGCAATTCTCGGCGCCGAATCCTGACCGCCTCCCTGCGCTCCCTGATGCGTTGGAGCTCGTGCGCGATCTGAGTCTCCTCAAGCTTCGCGTACTGCCGCGCGCGCTCGATGGGGTCGATGATGACGAAGTCGCGTCCGTTCGCGTCTGTGAGCACTATCTGTGCGCTCGTGATGTCTGCAAATCCCATGTTGTTTCCCCGTTCGTCGTGAGTTGTCAGGTCAGATGACCGCGCGCCGTGCTTGGCGCATCGGCTCGTCGGCGCCGATGAAGTCCATCGTCAGGTCGGCCAGCGCCATGTCGCGCTCGCGCTCTGTGATGACGCGCTCTTCGTACATCTGCTGCAGTTCCTCGCGCTTCGCTTTGTACTCTTCGTAGTCCATGTCTCTCTCTCCTCACTCCGCCCAGCACGCGCTGATGCGTGGCAGGCCGTTGTGCTCCAATGCCTCGTCAAACCCTTCGCGCACGAAGGGCAGGGCTCTTGCTGTCGTCTCCTCGTTGCCAGGGATGAGCCAGATGAGATCGGCGTCGGTGACCACGTCGTAGCTGTCGTCTGCGAGCTCGCACGCGGCCCTCCATTGCTCGTAGGCGCGTTCGCCTAGCTCACGGGCCTTGCGCTGTTCGGCGAGCGTTAGAGGCGGTAGGATGCGAACGTGGGAAGAATGACTATGGAGAGGACCCGATGATTCGTGCACCGGGTCCTCTCCACTTCCCCGTCCATCACCTCTCGGTGCTCCTGTCGCGATGACGGCTGCTTGCGTTGTCATCGCTGAATCTCCTGCGCCCTCGCACTCGGTCGCTTTACCTTAGCCTCAGGTTTTAGGCGGCGCTGATATTCCATCGCGCACGTTCGGCACACGCGCGAGCCGTGGCGGCTTGGCCGAAAGTAAACGTTCTCTGGCGTGTACTCATGCCCGCGAGCGCAGTGCGTCTTCTTGGGTTTAGGCCAAGCGTTCTTCCGCCGAGCCGACTCTCGGCTTTTCGTCCGTAGGCACTCAGCACATCTGCGCCTGAGCTTGCCGCGGTCAGCGCGGAAAATTAGGTTGGATCCAAAGAACGGATGACCTTTCACGCAGTGCGTCCGCAGTGCCGGTCCGCTGTTCCTCGCGTTTTGCTGATGCGTGACAGCGCGAATGCACCTGAGCGCGACACAGTTCCTATTGCGGCACTCGTGGTCGAGTTCAAGCCCGGCAGGCACGGAACCGTTGGCCAGTTCCCACGCGACGTGGTGGGCGAACCGTAGGACGTTGTGAGGCTTCCCATTCTTCGAAAAACGGACGTTGCTGTATCCGACGGTGACGACTCCGTACCCAGCTTTGTGCTTTCTCTTTGATGTCCAAAACACACAGCCGTTCGGCTGTGGTGACGAGTAGCGATCGATTACTTTTCGTAGGTCGTCGTCGGAACGAAGTCTGACGCCAGGCTGAGTTCCGAACTTCCCAGGGCCACGTAGTGAGGACCAGTGCTCGCCCGGAGCAAGCAATCTCTTCTCGCGATTGAGGACCGAAACGTCGTCGTAAGGCATCTTCGGAGACCCCTTGTAGCTCGAACCCAACTGGGTTGCGACCCAATACATCTGTCACGGACGCATGGAGAGCGCAACCCATCTGTCAGGATTTATTCTGCCGAACTGGTTCGTTCGGAGCCCAGACGGGTCCTAAGGCAACAAAACCGCCACGTGTGGCTCATAGCCACTACTCTAGGCGGCACGTGTGGTTGCGTTACACACACGTTGCAAAAGCGTCGATCTCATACCTGTGGTCGTAAGCAAGGATGTCATCGTTTGCTCAGAGCTGAGGCAAAGAGGAGCTAATGCGTCATCTCTCCCTCAATGACGCTGAAACTCTGTGATGTGAAATCCGCTACGCCCCCGCGCGCGGTCTTCTAGTCTACGTGGCTAGGTTACCCACGATTTGCCGTGAAAGGGTGCCTCGTGAGCTCACGCACGGCTTGCGTGAGTGCGGCTACCTGACCTTTCAGTTCCTTCACTTCCTTGTCCCTCTCTTGTTCCCGGCGCTCCTTCCTCGCCGCATCCAAACTGAATACGTTGTGTATCAGGTCACCAACATCGACCGGCTCTTCGAGCTCCGAGAAGAAAAATTTCGGATCGATGTTTAAATGATCAATCACGCCTTGAATGATCGAGTCGCCGATTCCCCGGCGTCCAGAGCTTTCGACGTTGGTCCATTTGCTGATGAAGCTCTCGTGGCACCCAATGGCGGTAGCTATCTCGGACTGGCTCATCTTTTTCCGCCCGCGCTGCTCGTCTCCCCTTTGTAGGTAGATAAGTAGCTGGTTGAACCGGGATGCCGCCCTGGTGATTCGGGGTGGTGGAGGTGCCATATGTCTCAGCTTCCCCCGAGACGACGTGCCAGTGGGCTTGACTTGAGGAACCCATTTGTCATGCTCTCGCTGTGCAGAGCCCAACAACAACGGACGCCATGGCGGAAGACCCGCACACCAGGCTTCGCGAACTGCGGATTGCAAACTCGCTGACGCAGGAGAAGGCGGCCGAGCGATTCGGCTGTGCCGCCTCCTACATCTCTAAGATCGAGAACAGGGAGCGCGTCCCCGGTCGACGTATCGCTAAGAGAATCGAGGTCGTCACAACGAAGCTCGGCGATCCGATTCTCGTAGGTGACTGGGACGACGAAGATTTCGAGGACTGACCCATGCGCGTACTGTGCATCTCGCATGGACCACTGTTGTCGCCGACGCGCATAGCCGGGGCAAGCCCACGCATAGCGCAATCGCGTTGCAATACGTTGGCTTGGTCACTCTCGTACACAGCGAGCAATACGAAGATTGCGCACGTTGGAACGGCGCCCGGTAATCCCGGCCACCGTTCGAGCAGGCGCAACAGCATGTCCCCCCGTGCTCGCGCCCGTTCGCTGAGGTCGCCGCCGCTGTCTTAGCTCGCGTTACGACGCGCTGAGCTTGGCGTCTGTCAGCGGCGGCGCCTCGGAGTAGTGTCCGCATTTGAGCATACAACTGTAATCATTGGAGAATACGCTGATGGCAAAGCCAAAAGGGAGCACGGACGCAGCGCTCGCGTACGACGCGAAGAGGCAAGCGCAGAAGCGCGCTGCGTCGCGGTCGACTCGCGGGTGGACGCAGGAGCAGGAGACGCCTGGCGAGCACGAGCGGCGCAAGCACGCCGAGCTTGAGGCGTACGGACAGCTGAGCATCTTCAACAGGACAGAGGTGTAGCGGTGGCCAAGAAACGAAAAACCCCGCCAAGGGTGAAGACCTCGGCAGGGCAAACAAACAATCGACCTATCCAAAAGCTAACACGCTCGACGCTGAGCGCAAGCGGCGAGGTTGGTTGAATGGATTTCTCGAACGAGAGCTACGTGCGTCTTTACACGCGCGACACGACTACGTGGAAGCGACTCGAGTGGGACGGTCAGAACGTGCTCATGCAGATCCTGCGAAAGCTGGATAGGGCGGGTGTTCTCGACCTGGAAGGCATGGACCCGATAGCTGCAGTTGTCATGCACACGGGTGGCCCGACGAAGACCATCGAAGTCGCATTGGGGCGTCTCGTGTCACTCGGCGTCGTTGTCATAGATGACGACCGACTCATCTTCCCAAAGTTCATCGAAGCGCAAGAAGCGAACAAGACCGACAAGCAACGGCAGAAGGAATGCCGCGAGCGCCGCCGTTCTCTTCGAAACCATGACGTCGACAAGCTAGAAGAGTCACAAAACGTGACTAAATGTCACGCGAGTCACGCGCTCGGTCACACGGTCACAAACGCTGTCACACGCGTCACGCCGGATGTCACTCTTAACTCTGCAGGGCAGTGCAACGCCGAGCGTGTCTCTAACACTCCGTCACAAATCGTGACTCCCCCCGAAGGGCGGGCACGATTGAAGACCCCCAGCTTTGAAAGGCCGCCAGTCGGGGAGGCGCCTCCAGACCTGCCACCTCCCGAGCCTCTCCTCGTAGCTCGCATCCGCAAGGAGTACAGCGAGCGCTACCTGCAGAAGTACGCAGCTGCTGCGCCGTCCGACAACTGGGCGGAGCGGGAGCTTGAGAAGTGGTGCAACCAGTCGTCCGGCCCTCGCGGCTGCACTCCAGCCGAACTCGTCGTCAAGCTGCTTGATGGGTTGTTCGCGACGAAGAACGCGAACGTGATTCGTCTCAAGCACAAGCTTGGATGCGTCGTGAAGAACCCGCTCGAGTTCCTCGATGGCGTCGAGCCCGACGTCAGGGTCATGCCGTACCACCTACGCGACCTCGATGCGGGGATGCGATGAAGAACGCCCAACCGTTCCCGAGTAACCTCCTGCTCGAACGCAAGGTCATCGAGGGACTGGTCAACCTCGAGGCTGACTTCGCCGAAGCGCTGGAGCTCAGCGCTGACTGCTTCTACGACCGCACGCATCAGCGTGTGTTTGAGATCTGCAAAGCGCTGCAGTCGCAGAAGCGACCTGCAGACCAAGTGCTCGTGCTCGAGCAGCTCGGCGACGACCCGGATGCACGCCCCTTCGTAGCCTCTCTCGGCTTCCCACCGAGTCAGAACCTGGGCGCTTGGTGCGAGCAGCTGCGAGCGTTGCGAACGTTGCGCAAGACCATCGAAGCCGGATTGCGACTTGCAGCTCTCGGCTTCGAGTCCGCCGACGACCCGAGCGCCTACCTCGACCAAGCGTCGAAGATGTTCGCCGAGGCGCTGAACACTCGGTCGTGCAACGCCCAGATTCAGCCGATGGACTCGATCATGGGCGAGGTCATGGAGGACCTGCGCTCGAAAGAGGCCAACGCGGCTACGAGGATTCTCTCCACCGGCTTCTTTCAGCTCGACCATGCACTGGGTGGTCTGGAGCCTGGAAGGGTCTACGTGGTCGCTGGGCGCACCGGGATGGGCAAGTCCGCCCTCGCCAACCAGATAGCCATGCTTGTCTCATCCATGGGACATCGTGTGCTCGCTTTCAACCTAGAGATGACGCCGAAAGAGGTTGGTCGGCGTATGGTCTCGGTCGCTGCCGGCGTCGACGGTCGCGCTCTGAAGCGAGGCAAGCTCAGCGAACTCGAAGCCAAGCGAGCCACGCGTTCTGCTGAGAAGATTGCAGGCTTTCCGCTCGAGTATCCGCGCACGACGGACATCACGATCGAGGAGTTGCGGCGCACAGCGCGCTCGCGCATGTCGGACGGTTTGCGCTTGGTCGTTGTCGACTACCTGCAGCAAGTGAAGACGGCTGAGCATCTAGAGAGCCGCGAGCAATCGGTCGCAGCGGTCAGCCGTGGGCTCAAGCAGATGGCGCTGGAGCTGGAGATTCCGGTCATAGCCGTCGCGCAGCTGAATCGCGACTCGGAGAAGCGCGCGTCGCAGAAGCCAGGTCTTGCTGACCTGCGCGAGTCGGGAGCGATCGAGAACGATGCCGACGTCGTCTGCCTTCTCTATAGGGACGAGTATTACAACCAGCAGACGAAGGAGCCTGGAACTTGCGACGTCATCGTTGCGAAGAATCGCGACGGTGAGACTGGCGTTAGCAAGATGCTGTTTGAGAAGCAGTTCACGCGCTTCAAGGACCGAATCACCTCGGAGGCGAGCCATGGATGACTCCGAGTTCGATGCCATCAAGTCGCGAATCGAAGCTGCGGCGCTCGTCCTTCGCAAAAGAGGCTACGGGCATTTCGATCCGGGTGAGCTCGGCTCTCCTGTAGAGCTCGCTCCGGACGTTATCGAACGCCTGGAGAATAGGCTCGACGATGACGCGCGCGGATTCTGCGAGCGCATGATCGAGCCGCTCAAGATGAAGGAGCCGCGTCTTCGGTGCGAGCAGTGCCGCGTTGCAGACCTCGGTCTGTGCGACGTGTGCAGCGCCGCCTTTCATGATGCGCGGAAAGTGCCGATCGAGACGACGCTGCCGCTCGATCAGGAGCTGCTGTCGCAGAACGCCGAGCATCAAATGCGGGTCGAGGCCAGCGTCAAATATCTGGAGATACTGCGGGAGCACCAGGCACAGGAACAGCGTGAGCTGCGAGCTGCGCTCAAGAACAGAAAGTAACGGGGAAAGACATGTCAGACCAAACGACGATGATGGAGCGGCTCATTGAAGCCGCGAAGGATAGGGCAGCGGACCTCGCTGCACTGGTGCTGTTCGAACTGGTAGGGCTGAACGACCGCGTGCTGCGCAGGTACGGTCGGCTGACGATGACGCGCATCACGCGAGAGATGCAGCGGATCTCTCAGCAGCAGCAGTCGATGGCGTATGGCTGCCAGGACCCGGACTGCCCAGAGTGCAGGCAGCAGCGCCAGCTCGAGGTGAACTGATGGAGCCGACGAACCGCATGTCGGCAGCAGACGCCGCCAAGTTCCGCGCAAGCGTGCAGGGCGGTCAGCCTGCTGCGAAGAAAGCCAGCAAGCGCCCGAGGCCGCGAGGTGGCCACAAGACCGAGCGACTCATCGACCCGTCGCACGAATCGCGCGAAGGCGGCACGATTCAAATCATCGAAGTGCCCTGCTATCTCGCAGGCGCGAACGAACTGATCGGCTGGTACAAGAACAACCTCGACTGGCTCGCCGACAAGACGCGTCGCGAGGCGCGCACGAAGGTCATCGAGACGCTGCACCGGTTCCTGCCCGAGTGGTGCGTCGACCTCACGGCCAGCGAGCTCGCCAGCGGCAACGCTGCCAAGCTGCGCAGCCAGGTCAACTTCATCGTCCTGTCGCGCGTCAGTCCCGACGAGCTCGACGACGACAACGCGGAGTCAGCGCTGAAGGGCGTGCGTGACACCGTGACCTCGTGGCTCAAGTTCGGCGGCTTCACGATGGACGTGAAGGTCAAAGGCAAGAGCTACAAGCGCTGGATGATCCAAAACGCGGAGGGCAAGGTCAGCGAGTTCGCGCTCTCTGGCATCGGCCACAACGACTCGGGTGTGTTCCACGCCGAGAACAACCCGCGAGGTGATCTGCAACTCGCGTACATGCAGACCATCAGACCAGCGACCAAGTACCGCCAGCGCACGCTCACCGAAATGCGTGCGGGCGTCATCGCGCAGAAGTATCAGCCAGGTCGCTACGGCGTGCGGATCGAGCTGCACAAGCGATTGCCCACCGAGTGACACAATCGACCTAACACCAACCAATAGCTATTGACTCAATGCCATGTACGACATCAAGATAACAAATCACGAACGGGGAAACGTTCATGGATAAGACAGCTGAGGCACGTGCAGAGGGGTTAGACCTCGTTGACGACTTGCGCGCGCACATATTCCGCGCAGTGCGTCACGGTCTGAAGATCGATAGGTGGACGCTGGAAGCGCAACTGCGCGCGTCGTGCGACTTGCTCGCACTCGCCGGCCACATCGTCGATGCCGAACCGGAGAACGACCAATGACGCTGCCGTCAGTCGATCTCGTGTGCGCAGTCTCCATGTTCATGCTCGGCATGGCCGTAGCGATGAAGTTCATCGAGTCGCTGCCGTGAAGCGCGTGCTGCGCTTGACGCGCCGCAACGTGGCCTTCTGGGGTTTGCTTGCGCTGCTCAGCGTGGCTGCTGGGTACTGCGCAACGCTGCATCTAACGATCTGGGCGGTGTCATGACGTACTTGATGAGCGAACTGAAATCGATGGGCGTGTCGGAACTCGGCATCAAGATGCGTGAGTTCCGGCGTCTGCGAAGGTTGCGCCAAATCGACTTGGCAAAGAACCTCGGGATATCGGTCGACATCGTCCGTAAGCTCGAAGTCGGTAAGAAGCATCCGGACGAGCAGATGCGTTCGAGCATAGAAGCGCAGCTGGAGTTGATTACGTAGCCGCGTGATGCGGCGCTAGAAGTAGAAGTTCAACGAACGGGGAAACAACATGTTGGGATTTTTGCTCGGATGGACAGCGCGAGGCGCTGCCGAAGACGTGGCCGATGAAGTTGCAGACGCTGTAGGCAAGGGCACGCGCGCTATAGACAAGGCTGGCCGTGCAGCGGCTGGCAAGATTGCCGAGGTCACGGGCTTGTCCTGCCCGAAGACGCTCGGGCCTCACTACTATCCGGAGTGGGATGAGAGCGTGAGTCCGCCGACCAAGACGTGCCGCGATTGCGGGTACGTCGTGGAAATGACCGAGGGTAGCGCGACATGGAATCGCTACGTCGCTTCACACTCCGCTGACCCGGAGGAATACGCTGAGCGCGACGAGCCGTCGCTCTTCACCAGGCTGTTCGGGTGATGCATGTCGCGTCAGCCACAGCTGGTCCGAGAGATCGAGACGCGCAAGCGCATCGAGGAGACGCACACGCACGAGCGCTTCTTCGAGCAGCCGCGCACGCGCATGGACGTCGGCGTTCACGTCCTGTTCGGCGCTGTCCGTGGGTTCGTTATGTTCATCGTCGCGACCACGCGCTACCTAGTCTTGCCGGTGGTTGGGTTCACCACGCGCTTCAGCTTGCTTATGGTCGCTGATGTTGCAGTGTTCACGACGGCTCGCGTGATGCTCAACTTGGAGCGCGCGGCCGACAAGAAGTGGCCATGGCAGCTGCGAATCCTCGACGAGTGGTCGGGTGGCGAGCTGCCAGAGTCGATCGAAGTAGAGGCGAGGCTGTTGCCCGCAGGAGAGAGCGACGATGACAACTGACAGAGTAGCGATCACGGAGGCGATTCCACTCTGGTATTCGATCGCGGCAGCAGAACTCGGCGTGCACGAGCTCGCTGGCGTGACGAACACCGCGCGCATTCTCGAGTACCACGCGACCACGACACTGCACGCGAACGACGATGAGACGTCCTGGTGCTCTTCATTTTGTAATTGGGCGCTGATGCGCGCTGGCATCCACGGCACGAACAGTGCTGCAGCGCGCTCATGGGCTACGTGGGGCGTTCCATTGCAGCTTCCGAAGCTCGGGTGCGTCGTGGTGCTCGAACGCCCAGAGGCGGGTCCTAGCGCTGGCCACGTTGGCTTTTTCGTGCGAGCGAGCGAGGACGGCAAGACGGTTCACCTGCTCGGCGGCAATCAAGCCGGGAAGGTGTGTGGAGCGGACTACCCAGCGGCGCGAGCGATCGCGTACCGCTGGCCGAAGTGACGTGACTAACAACAAGGAACGGGGAAACGTATGACGTTGATTCTAGCAATTGGGTTTCTGGTCTTCTTCGCTGGCGATGGAGACGACGAGTGAGCTTGAGCGCGAGCGAGAAGCTCGAGGTGTTGGGCGACATGGTGCACGGGCGCGAGCCTGGGTACATGCGGCGCGACTGGTCACTGACGAACGGGGGCATCGCCGACTCGATGCAAGAGGCAACGAACTGCGACCCGAAGCACGGGCTCCTGTGGGAGCTGTTCTTCTGGTGGATGGAGTGAGTATGGGCTGGTTGAGCAATCTGTTTGGTGATGACGACGACCTGGCCGATCGCATCATCGCGTTGACCAGCCCCGAAGCGCGCGCTGCTGCGGTAGATCGCGCTCGCAATGATCGAGAAGACGACGAGACCGACAGGACGGCGATCCGGCAGGTCAACGAGCTGCGCAGCGGCGCCAGGGTCAAGTAGCGACACGTCAGTACGAACGGGGAAACAACACATGGGAATCTGGAACGCAATATTTGGTGGTGACGACGGCGAGATTGCATCGCTGCGTGGTCGAGTGGAGAAGCACGAAGAGATGTGCGGAGAATACGGCAAGGTCGGCGAGTACGCGGCGCTGCTGGCCAAAGGCATGCCTGGCGGGTCCGGTATGACGGCTTGGGAAGAGTCGCGCTTCTACAAGCTGCGCGACGAGATCGATCGGTGGACGGCGAAAGGCTGCGGGCGCTGACATGGCATTCGACATGAAGAGGGTCCGTCGGACATTGGGCACGATCGAGGAAATCAACGCCAACGACGCCGCTACACAGGAAGACATCGACGTGATCACCGATCGGCTGAGCGTTCTCAACAGCGAGGCTGACGCGGAGATGCGCCGGCTGGCTGGTCGGCACGACATTGGCGATCCGCACGAGTTCGCGCTCAAGGTGAAGTCGGGCGAGTACAATCGCGGCAACGGGTACGGCAGTCGCGAGAACATGGATGAAGGCGGCGGGTTCTGGAGCTGGCTCTTCGGCTGAGCATGCCAGTCGAAGACATCAGGCAGTGCGCAACTTGCAATCGCTCTTACGTTGTCCCGACGCCACCAGCATTGCACTTCGGTCAGTGCGAGCGGCATCGGGCAGCGTTCCGACTCATGGGTCAGCAGACGCAAAGACGCGTGCACGGTTACTTGCAGCGACTCAGCAGGCGATATCCGGACGGCGTGTGGAAGCGGCTTCCTGGGTGGCAGTTCGTCGATGAGGCAAACAAGCGATCGTGCACGCTCGATCGACGCACGAAGAAGCTGTACTGGGACGACACGAGAGAAGTAGTGAGACTCAAGAAGTGACGCAGTCACTAGCGAACGGGGAAACAATGGCAGACACGATTACGGTCAGCTTGATCGACGCAGACGCTTGGGAAGACGTATCGCCGCGGCAGTTCAAGGCGATCGGCGAGCGCTTCCTGCACGAACGTCAACGGCGAATCGAGGA